CAACAGCTATTCTTAGCAGAACCAGCATCCCAGACCATAAACGACTGGACTATATTACCAGACTTTAGGAAGAAGATAAGCTTAGGAGATGTTCATAAACATGTAGGGGTATCCGGAGAGACAGGCTCTGTAGATTATACTAACCTTTTAGTCAATAAGATAAACAGAGTAGGATTAGGAGACCCAGGTAGAAGGTACCGGGATAGAAGCAACCTGTATACCTCGGACCTGCAAAGTATAGACAAGGTAGCAGCTATGCCCCTATACAGAGGTTCTATAGCAGCGAAAGAAGGATACACTAGAGACTTTATAAGATTTAGATTCGAAGTATTGGATAACGATAACGATGATACCACAGCATCGTTATCCAAATCTACCAATATACATTTTAGAGCTTTTCTAGGAGCGATAACAGATAATTTCGGGGGAGAGTGGGCCGCTACTAAATTCGTAGGTAGAGGAGACAACTTCTATAGCTACACAGGCTTCACCCGAACTATAAGCCTAAGTTTTAGAGTCCATCCACAGACCCGAGACGAGATGAAGGCAATGTATCAAAAACTCACCTACCTTGCATCAACACTGGCACCTGACTACAGTTCAAAAGGCGGTTACATGAGAGGTAATATAGTAAGACTGGTTGTAGGAAGTTACCTCTACAGGATACCCGGATTTATAACAAGTTTATCCTACACGGTACCCGAAGATGCTTCCTGGGAGATAGCATATAACGAACCGGAGTCCGGTGAAGAAATTACTCAACTGGAAACACCAAGGCACTTTGATGTACAGTTAAGATTCACTCCTATACACGACTTCGCACCGCAGTTAATGGACGGTACCCGCGACTATGCGTTATTTACACCAGCAGGTACCCCAGAAACAGTATCTCAGAGGAATCCATATCTTCCTCGAGCTAGAGACGTTACCAATGCCGATGGGAAAGTTCTTCATAAAATGGGAGAAAATATTATACAAAGTAGTGTAGCACTTGCAGAAGAGGTAGTAGGAGTAGAAGAAAGTACCAAAAGTGAGAAACAGTAATGAGAAGCAGATACACAGATACAGAGACATATAAACAAAAGGAAGGACCGACCTATCAGGGAGTTACCAGGTACCCGGAAATACCGGAGACTGAGAACGATACATACGTGATTACAACTTACGGTGATAGGTTAGACTTATTAGCAAACCAATATTATAAAGACTGGAGACTTTACTGGATAATAGCATCAGCTAACCCTAGCTTGCCTTCTAACTCATTATACCCTACATTAGGAGTACAAATAAGAATACCAGGTAATCCTGAGGATGTTATAAACAGTTTTAATAATATAAATAATGGCTAATTCAAAAATACTAGGAGAACCGTTCGATGAATATGTAAGTAAACAAATCGAAGTAAGACAGAACCGTCTCGGTACCTCTCAGAAGACTGCAGACGACCTAAAAGTCTTTAATGTAAGCACACCGTGGATAAGATTAAGCTCATCAGTAAGTATAGACGTTGAACGAGCTGAAAAGTTAGCACAACGGTTAGGACCGAATGTAAACACTGGGCAAGTAGTAGGTCACAACTTAGCAAAAAACCTAGTATTATTTGCAGGATCTTCAGAAGGTCTAGACAGTAAGATAAGAGGAGGGTTAACTCGTGGAGGTTTCAGCGGAGCATACGGTTTTCTATCAGATCCCAAGACTCAAGGCTATAAGCCGATGCCCGGGATAAGTAACATCAGCGTAAACTACAAGAATAACGGTTCATTAAAACAAGCACAGGTGAATATAAAATGCTTTAGTAAAGGGCAATTCGAAGCACTTGAAACTCTGTATTTAAGATTAGGGTACACCTTAATTCTAGAATGGGGTCATTCAATTTATTACAATAATGGTACTGAGAAGCAAAACATGAGTTCTTTAGAAATACCTAACACTCTTTTTACAACAGGTAAAAATGTAAAGAGTAAAACCCTTACAGAGAGTATAGCAAAGAATAAGAATAGAACAGGGGGTAACTACGATGCAATGATTGCTAAAGTTGGTAACTTTTCCTGGGAGTTAAATAATGACTTAAGTTACGACATAGTTTTAAACCTAGTATCGGTAGGGGATATTATAGACTCCTTAAAAATGAACCTAGGTGGAGCAAGTGGTGATATAAGAGCTTCCACAGGAGAAGTGGGGGAAGGCTTGCAAAACATATTAAACATCGAGTTAGCAAAAGACACCTCACGGCTAAACTCTTTCCTTTTCGAACTAACAGAAGAATTAGATACACCTGAAGCAAAAAGACAGTTAGAGAAAGCTTCTTTAGAATTACAAAGAGACAAAAACAAAGTAACCGCAGCTAATGAAATAATCCCAGAAATAATAGACACCTATACAAGAATAATTAAAGAGCAACAGAAAAAGTATATTGCACCGTATGACGATTTGATAACTTTTCTAGTAAGCCATCCAATAATACTAGAATACACAAACTCAGTCCCTATAGTCATAGCAAAGGCAATTTTAACTTCTATAGTAAGACAGATAGTTTCAAGTGATACAGAGGTTTTCACAGGAGACAACCTTACACCAATACCGGGGTACACCCCAACCGGATCTTTTAAATTCGCAGGTGATAGTGAAGTCCTATTCGAGAGGTATCGCACCCTTATAAGTTCCTTAGACGGTAACAGCCCGCCTAGAATACTAAACGCAGGTACTATTAAAGGCATAAAGTACCTTGAACAAATAGGCCTTAAAATCGGCGATGTAGTTGACGTTGACACAGGGGTAAACCTTAGTAAAAACCCCGATAATGAGGTATTTAAGGAATATAAAGAACTTAGAGAAACCCTTAACGGAGTAGAGAAGTACCTAAAGAATTTATCACCTAAAGTGAAGGTCGTACAAGCAACCGATACTGAGGAAGAGAAAAAAGAAGATAATTCACAAGAAATACAATTCCTTTTTGATAGCATAAACCAAGCAAAAGAGATCTTAGGGAACTTATACTACACTGGGTTCTGGAAAGAACCACAGTATCCGCATGAAAATCTAAGAATACTGGCAAATTTAGAAGGACCAGGTTTTTTGCATAGAAATATAGACTTAAGAATAAAGTACGGGGATTTAGGGTATGAAGAAGTAGCAAGAGGACTTAAGGAAAAATTTAACATACAAGATAGTAACAGGGAGCAGATACAAGATAGTAACAGGGAGCAGAAGATATAGATGCAAGAAAATAACAAATCTTTCATAGAGAAAATAAAAAAAGACTCCTACAGGGGCTTCAACGCTATAGAATATGCAGACGGGGGTATGGAATTATACCTTTCATTCAAAGCCCTTCTAGAGTGGACAAACATAAATGTAAACCTATTCTCAGACGATACGGAAGTAATAAAAATAGATTTTGAATCAAACAAGCCTATGTTTATGTACTCCACTTCTATCTCTGCAAACCTGCAGAAGTGTTATATTCGAAACCAATACCTACACACAACACAAGGAACATTAAACTCATCCACTTCATCCCCATCACTTCCTTCATCCTTTGGGGATATAGATAAGTTTGATGGAACAGAATATAACAGTCTTAAGAGTGAGCTGACTAAGTCCGGGGAAAAAGCTTCCGGTACAGCAGCTTCAAAATACATATACCCTTATATCGGAAATATTAATAACATATACCTAAACGCAGCATTTATTTCCGAACAACTACATAAGCTCTCTGACAACGAAAGTAATAAAGTATCAATACGTGAATTTCTACAAGGGTTATGTAATGGGGTAAACAAGGCATTAGGGAGCATCAATGACCTACAAGTAATCGGAGACGTTGACGGAGAGCAGAATATATTAACTATAGTAGATTTCCAACAAGTACGAATAAAGAACCTAGTTAGCAACCTAAGTATCGATAAGCGAAAAACTGCAACCATACAAGCTCAAGGATTAAAGAGCATGGTCACAAATATATCTGCACAATCTACGATCACTCCGGACCTAGCTACTGTAATATCTATAGGAGCACAGGCAAACGGAGAAGCTCTAGGAGAAGAAGCTGTGTCTTTTTCGAGACTGAGTAAAGGATTAACGGATAGAATATACCCCACTAAGCAAATAAGTGTTGAAACAAAGGAAAAACAGGAAGAAAGGAGAGAAAAAAAAGCTGCTAAAACTGAAGAAAATTTTAGAGAGAGCTTAATAACCTATGCAAAATTAGTTAAAAACCAACAACCAAACTCAACAGATTTTTTCGGTCCGGTTAAGTTGGAGACAGTGGATAAAGCAGGTATGGAGAATACACCAGTTGAGCTATATAAATACCTGCTAGGTAAATTCACACACTCAAACCAGACGAACACAGGATTCATACCTATCAAACTAGACATCTCCATATACGGTATGAGCGGAATAAAGATATTTCAGAAGTTTAAAATCACAGATGACGTATTACCTTTCTCATACGATCAGAAATATGATTTTACAATAACTGGGGTAAGCCACACTGTTGACAACTCAAAATGGGTAACAAACATCTCCTCCGTAATGGGGTTAGAGCCGCCGCCTGATAAGGGAGCAGAAGACCTTACTAACGAAACATTCGCTCCTGAACTGGTACTAGATGGAACTGGGGATAACGGAACCGGTACGGTAGTATATGTTAAACGTGTAGTAAAATTCACTGTAGGTACTGAAGAGATAGACGTTACAAACGGAGAAGTACCTGATGAATACATGAGAGAGTTAAATCAAACGTTATTCCCTTATAGTAAATGGAAAAGTCCATCCTTGAAAAGTGACGGAGGAAGAGTGCGATTACTAAAGCCGGTAATGGCAAACCTGGAGAAAATGCTCACAGCATATGCTAAAGATAACCCGAACATACCTTTACTAATAAATTCCGCATTCCGAACTTACGCAAAGCAACTAGAACTGAAAAACCTCTGGACCAGAAAAGGAAAACCTACCAATGCAGCTACCCCCGGGCAATCAGAACATGGATTCGGTAGGGCAATAGACTTCGGTAATGCTAGTGGAGCAAAGCTGGAAGTAGCTATGTCGCAATATAAATGGCTTAAGGTAAATGCTGGGAAATACGGTTTTAAAAGGTTACCAAACTGGAAAGACAAAGGAGACCTTGAGAACTGGGAAGCCTGGCACTGGCAAGACGTAAGACCGACTACGATAGATGTATAACTGAGAGATAAATGTAAAATGTATTACCCGAAATCTAAAATAATTACTAACCTGTATGCAAACGGAAATGACCTTGTCTACATAGATACAGAACAGCCGTATGTAGGTTATTACCACATACTTTCGAACGGTAACATTACCACCGGTAAAACACCTAGTGATGGACAGCAACGTAGACTCAAACCTTCAAATGCTGCAATCTTTGTAGATAGTACCGCTGATACATCGACAGTACAGGCAACAGATATACCTTCAAATACTACATACGATTTTGTTAGAGAAAGGCAGCAAATAAAAAGACCAAACCTTGAGCTTATAGAACCGCAATATACTAGACCACTAGGCAGCTTTCCCTCCTTTACCCGTTATTTCTTAAGGAGAACAAACAACGCAATATTTACAGAAGTGAGCGCAAAAGATTATATAAAAATACAGTCCAAAAACGCTTTATATAATTGGGGGATATACACTACCTTTCAAATGCCATGGACAACATCCGGTGTAGATGTAGAAGGTATCAATAGACGTATGGTAGAGTTGACAGAAAAAAGGTTTAAAGTATACGGTTTCTCAAAATACATCACAGACTATACTGAATTCACAGTCTAAGTTGACTATCACATTTACTTTTCTTATATTAAAGAAAAGGTTATGTTTTGGTTGGTAGAGACACAGGAACAGTTTGATGAGTTAAAAAGTCATAGGTTAACAGGTATAATAGGTATACTTGTTAATAGACACCCTGATGGCCACCCGGCTATTTACTCACCTTTGAGTCTTTATATAAAAGATGTAGTGACTCAAGAAGGATACCTTATAAACTTCCTACACAGTGAAGCGATGAAGGTAGACCCTCTTCAAGTTAAGGAGTGGTTGGACAGCCTAGATAAGGTATATACACCGGACCGGAAAGCTTTTAATTACTTCCACTATAGTAAAAAGACGATTACTTTACCTACAATAAAAGAGGAAACCGTACAGGCACTAACTTACTTCTCTAGAAGATATTACAACGACCCGGACCAAGGTAATATTGTACCGATAGTCAAGCACTACGAATACTGTGAGAAGATAGCAAACCAATATTTAGAAGTGATAGACTCACTTACACCGGACGATTTTCGAAAAAAGGTAGAAGATATATTCTGGGTTATAGAAAGAAACGGGTTAAAGGTGAGTGATTCACTAGAGGAGTACTTTAACATGGAGAGACCCTTTATTTCCCTATATAACAACTATGTTTTAACCCAGTATCACCTCGATAATACAACAGGCAGACCCTCTAACAATTTTAATAGTATTAACTTCGCAGCACTAAATAAAGAAAACGGTTGTAGAAGTGTATTTATCCCTAGAAACGAACTCTTAATGGAGATAGATTTAGTTGCCTACCACCCAACACTTATCTCTAAACTGGTAAATTACGAATCACCTACAGGAGACATCTACGAAGACTTTGGAAAAATTTACGGAATGAATAGGGAGGAATCGAAGAACTTAGTATTTAAACAACTATACGGAAACGTCTTCGAACAGTATCGAGATTTTACATTTTTTAAGTTAACAACCAAGTACATAGAGGAACTTTGGAGTAAGTATGAAAACCAGGGTTATATAGATGGGGTAGACGGTAGGTATAGATTCTATAGCAAAGACCTACTGAATATGAGCCCTCAGAAACTATTTAATTACATAATACAAAACTATGAGACTGTAAATAATGTTGGTTTATTGGAAAAAATACTTTATCTCTTAGAAGGTAGGAAGTCTAAAGTAGTACTATATACCTACGACGCAATACTACTAGACCTAGCAAGAGAAGATAAAGATACCCTACGTGAAATAGTAGAAGTATTTAGAGATGAAAACTTAAAAATAACAATGAATGTTGGAAAAAACTACAACTCTTTACAGCCCTTCTGATATGTATGATAAAGAAATACTAGAAAATCAGGAAATGCTGAAGAATAAATTACTATGTACCTTTGTACACCTTGATGACCTAGAAAACTTCATTCAAGACATTACCTCAAGACATTCTATACTCTACGGAAAGATATTCGTATTAGGTATAAAAGACTCAGAGGAACTAGCCTGTACCTACAACCTAGAAGAGCCTAATATAGATACCCTTCCGGATAATACGATACTGGTGCATAGAAAAAAAATCTCAAATTCGTTGTATACGATAAACGCTCTTAACGAACTTATAAAAAGTCTAAACGGAGGAGTAGTAGATACAGGATTTAGAGTAGATTGGAAGCATTATAGAAATACAATTCTACTGACAACTCAAGGAGAGTTAAAATTCCTACGTACAACAATACACAAAATAATAAACGTGTAGTAAAAGTTGCTTTTAGGCAACATAAGTTCTATATTAAATTAAATAAGTTATACTAATGAACATAAGTGAAATTAAGTCAAAGCTACAAGCTTTGCAAACTCAGAAAAATGCTAGCTCTTCAGGGGGCAGTACCAAAGACACATTCTATAGACCGGGTGTAGGTAAGGAAGTTATTAGAATGGTACCTTCTAAGTTCAACAAATCTAATCCATTCTCGGAATTGTACTTTCATTACGGTATACATAAGTTCCCTATGTTTTCGCCAATTAACACAGGAGATAAAGATCCGATAGTTGAATTTGTTAAACAGTTACGTGAGACTAACGACAAAGACAACTGGAGACTTGCTAGGAAACTAGAACCTAAAATGAGAGTATTTGCACCAGTAATCGTAAGGGGTAAAGAAGACGAAGGAGTTAAGTTATGGGGCTTTGGAAAAGAGATTTACATGGAGCTTCTTTCTATGGTAGAAGATGAAGACATAGGAGACTATACTGATATTGTTACCGGGAGAGACTTAACACTAACCACCCTAGATTCATCTCAGACAGGTACAGGTTACAACAAGACAACAATAAGAGCAAGAACTGCAGAGACACCTTTAGCAGAGAACAATGAAATAGTTAAGAGTGTTTTAGAGAATCAACCTGATCCAATGGAATCTTTCACTATGATGGAGTTCGATAGGATGAAGGAAATATTACATGAGTACCTAGCACCAAGCGAAGAGGAGTCTGATAACCCTTCCCCCACAGTAGCATTCGATACCCCATCATCCCCTACGAATAAGTTCTCTTTAGAGAAGCAAGGTAAAGGTACAGAATCTAAGGTAGACAAGTTCGAGAGTCTTTTTAACGAAAAAGCCGACGACTTACCCTTTTAAGTAACATATGGCGAAGAAACAAAGTAAATCACTATCTGCAGCCGTATCCGCTGAGCTTAAAAAAGGCTTTGATTTAGAGAAATTTAAAGATAGTAAGATGTTAAGTAAGAACGTCAGATTCAAGGACCAGAAATGGATACCTTTATCCCCAGCGTTTCAAGAAATAACCTCTATACCGGGTATACCGATGGGACATATAACTATGTTGAGAGGTCATTCCGACACCGGTAAAAGCACCGCATTACTAGAAGCAGCAATCTCTGCACAACAGGGAGGTATACTACCTGTCTTTATCATTACAGAGATGAAATGGAACTGGGAACACGCCATACAAATGGGGTTACAGGTTGAAGAGTTAGTAGATGAGGATACAGGGGAAGTTTTAGACTACCAAGGATCTTTCATATATGTAGATAGGGAAACCGTAAACACCATAGAAGATGTAGCTAGTTTTATCTTAGATTTAATCGATGAGCAGAAGAAAGGAGCACTTCCTTATGACCTTCTATTCTTATGGGATTCCGTAGGATCTGTACCTTGCGAACTGTCAGTACGTTCAAATAAAAATAACAATGAATGGAACGCAGGAGCAATGTCTACACAATTCGGAAACCAGGTAAATCAACGAATCGTAATGTCCAGGAAAGAGTCCTCTCCGTACACAAACTCATTAGTAGTAGTAAACAAAGTATGGACAGCAAAACCAGAAATGCCAATGGGACAACCTAAGTTAGAGAATAAGGGAGGGAAAACCATGTGGTATGATGCCACCTTAATAATTACGTTCGGGAACATATCTAATGCTGGAACTTCAAAGATTAAAGCAATCAAAAATGGTAAGCAAATAGAGTTCGCTAAGAGAACTAATCTACAGGTTGATAAGAATCACATCAACGGAATAACAACCCGGGGTAAAATTATCATGACACCTCATGGTTTCATTCTAGATGATGATAAGGCACTTAAGGACTATAAGGCAGATAATCAAGAGAACTGGGAGAGAATTCTAGGAGGCGGAGACTTCGAGATAGTAGAGGAGTTAGAAGAAGGTATTTAGAGTACCTTAAATACTGTAAAGTTTTAATGGTCCTTGCTTCTGCGAGGGTTTTTTAATATATTTAAAAATATGTCACAGAACTTAAGAGCAATGCTCGCAAATATTACGGAGCAAGAAAGCGCACCCGTAATAGAGAAGAAATTCCATTCACGGGTCCTTATTATAGATGCACTAAACCTATTCTTCCGGAACTTTGCAACAATAAACTTTTTAAATAAGGAAGGAGTTCCAATCGGAGGAATGGCAGGCTTTATAAGATCTCTAGGTTCATTAATCCAACTAATACAACCAACCGGGGTCTATGTGATATTCGACGGAGTAGGTTCATCGACCAACAGAAAGAACCTCCTACCCGAGTATAAATCAAATAGAGGTATAACTAGGGTAACCAACTGGGATACTTATGATAATATAGAAGAGGAGGGAGAATCTAAAGTAGATCAAATAACACGTCTTATACATTACCTTCAATGCCTACCGGTGAAGACCGGAATGATAGATAAAGCCGAAGCAGATGATATGATTGCATACATGGCTCTAGAATTACCGAAAAGAGAAAACTCAGATGTAGTGATAGTATCCTCAGATAAAGATTACTTACAACTAGTAAACGATAAAGTAACTGTCTACAGGCCTATAGGTAAGAAGTTCTATAAACAGAAAGAAGTAGCAGCGGAATTCGGAATACATTCAGATAATTTCATAATATATAAAACACTATTAGGAGATAGGTCAGATGCAATAAACGGAATAAGAGGATTAGGTCCAAAGACACTGTTAAAGAGATTCCCAGAACTAGTGGACCATTCTATAACATTGGAAGATATATTTGAAATATCCGAAGCTAAACTTACCCAACATAAGGTTTACGCACAGGTACTCCAAGCTGAGAATATGTTAAGGAATTCCTATAAGCTTATGGATTTAAAAAATCCGATACTAGATCAAAGACAAAAAGAGTACATAGAGACACTCCTTGCAGAAGATAACAACCCGTTTCATAAGAAAGAGTTCCTACAGCTTTATAAAATAGACGGAATCGATCATTTTATTAGGGATATAGAAGGCTGGGTAACTGATACTTTTTTTAAGCTAGGTAATTTAAAATAAGTTCGTATATTAAAGTTAAATAAAGGTAGAATATAAAAATAGTTTTGGCAGCATTAAAAGTCTTATCAGACTACGGTCCGGTATTCCAAGTAAAAGCGATTGGAGCGCTCCTCTCAAAGAAGGAATTCATACAGAATATAAACGACATATTATCGGACGAACACTTCCCGAACCCGGCACACAAGTGGGTAATAAATCAAATACTCAGCTACTGGCATAAGTATCACACAGTAATCTCTATGGAGATCTTATCCATAGAAGTTAAGAAATTACAGAATGAAATATTACAAACATCCATTAGAGAACAGTTAAAAGAAGCATACAGGCACTCTGATGCTGAGTTAGCATACGTAGAAGAGGAGTTTACCACCTTTTGCAAAAACCAAAAACTAAAAGGAGCTCTTCTAGATTCAGTAGATCTACTAAACTCAGGAGAGTATGACAGCATTAGATTCCTAATAGATAATGCACTAAAGGCAGGTACTGATAAGAATATCGGACATGAATACAATAAAGATATAGAAACCCGGTATAGGGAAGATTCAAGACCTACTATTCCAACCCCTTGGCCAGATATTAATAAAATCATGCAAGGAGGCTTCGGACCAGGAGATTTAGGTATAGTTTTCGGAAACCCGGGAGGAGGAAAAAGCTGGCTCATGGTAGCCATGGCAGCTCACGCAGTACGGCTGGGGTATAACGTAGTGTACTACACTCTAGAACTTGGAGAAGACTATGTAGGTAAAAGGATTGACTGCTACCTTACAGGAGTGGATATTGAACATATAGGAGAACATAGAAAAAAAATAGAGGAAATGGTCGAAACACTCCCCGGAAACCTCATAATAAAAGAATACCCGCCTAAAATGGCATCAGTAGCCACTATAAGAGCACACCTGCAGAAATGTACCGACTCAGAAGTAAAACCAGACCTAGTGATTATAGATTATATAGATTACTTAAGAGGTAGTGTAAGTAATAAATTTGCAGAGAGGAAAGATGAAATAGACGATGTATATGTAGCATGTAAGGGATTAGCTAAAGAACTTAAAATACCTATAATATCACCTTCACAAGTAAACAGGATGGGAGCTAAGGACGATATAATAGAAGGAGATAAGGCTGCAGGATCTTACGATAAGATAATGGTTTCTGATTTCTGTATGTCGTTGTCAAGGAAGAAAGAAGATAAGTTAAACGGAACCGGTAGAATTCATATCATGAAAAACAGGTACGGAATGGACGGAATGACATTTGGAGCAAAGATGGATACCTCTAATGGACATGTTGAACTTACTGAAGATATTCCAACCTATGATGATTTCCTACCTACACCCGGTAATGGTAACGCTAGGACTTTCAATCTTATGGACAGCTTCGATAAAAAAGAACTATCCAAAAAATTTACACAGCTTTCCACGTTTTCTAAGTAGAAGGTCTAATTTTCTTTAAAGGTTACATAGGTATTATATACAAGTAAAAAAAAATAAAAAACATTAATGAGAGGATCAAAATTACTATCAAACATAAAGTTTTACACTGACTATTCTAAATGGGATGAAAAGCTAGAAAGAAAACAATCCTGGGAAGAGAGGGTAGAAGATGTTATGAGAATGCATCAGGAAAACCCTAAATTTAAAGAAGCATTCAAAAACCCTTGGTTTGCTGACATGTTTGAAAAAACTAAGGACTTATATAAAAGAAAAATGATATCGGGCTCGCAAAGAGCTTTCCAATTCAATGAATATCATATAGGAAGACATAATTCTAAGATATACAACTGCACTGTAACGTACTGTGATAGGCCTAGGATGTTCCAAGAAGCAATGTATCAACTGCTATGCGGGTGTGGGGTTGGAGTGTCATTCTTAAAAAAGTTTACCAACCAACTCCCTAATATTTCTTCTAGAGATAGGGGGACTAAAACATTTACAATAGCGGATGACATAGAGGGTTGGGCAAATGCTGTAGGTGTATTAATGTCTTCTTATTTTGAAGGGGAAGTCCCCTTCCCTGAATACCAAAGGTATATAATTAACTTTGATTATTCTCAAATTAGACCAGAAGGTGCTTACATCTCAGGCGGTTTTAAAGCCCCGGGACATACCGGATTAAAGAGGAGTCTTGAGAAAATAGAAAACTTACTAAACAAAACTTTAAGTAGGGGTCAATTTAAAATAACACCTATCATACCTTATGATATTATCATGCACTGTGCTGATGCTGTTCTAAGTGGCGGAGTTAGAAGAAGTGCTACTATAGCCTTGTTTGATTTTGATGATGAGGAAATGATGAATGCTAAAGTAGGTAACTGGTTTAGTGAAAACCCACAGAGAGCAAGGAGTAACAACTCAGCTCTATTAATTAGAAGTCAAATTACTAAAGAACAATTTGATAATTTAATGGAAAGAACTAAGCAATTCGGTGAGCCGGGTTTTATCTTTTCTGAGAGTGAGGACTTTCTCTACAACCCCTGCGTTGAGATAGGTATGTTAGCTAAACTTAAAAGGCTAGAAGAGGAAATATCAGGGTGGCAGAGTTGTAATTTATCAGGTGTGATTGGGAAGTATTCTACTTCATTGGAGATATTTGTGGAACAGGCTGAGTGTGCTTCTTTTATAGGAACACTGCAAGCCTCTTATACTAATTTACGCTACTTGGGAGAAGTATCGGAAGAAATTCATAAAAAAGAGGCCTTAATTGGTGTTTCCATTACAGGGTTTATGAATTCTCCTAAAGTACTACTAAACCCCGATTACCTTAGAACTGCTGCTTTAGCAGTTAAAGATGTTAACAGAAAAACAGCATTTATTATAGGAATAAATGTTGCAGCTAGAACTACTTGTGTAAAGCCATCGGGAAATGAAAGTACAATGTATGAAACTGCTTCCGGTATACATGGAGAACATTCTGAAGATTATTTTAGAATAGTTCAATTGAATAAGGAAGATGATATTGCTAAAATGATAGCATCTAAAGTTCCTGATATGATAGAAGAAAGTGTTTGGAGTGCAAATAAAACTGATTATGCTATCTTTGTCCCTATTAAAACTAAAAAAGGTTCAATATACAAAAAAGACCTATTAGGTGTAAAACAGCTAGAAATAGTAAAATTAGTACAGGAGAACTGGGTGGAGGTAGGTACAAATATTGAATTATGTTCCCACCCAAAGTTAAGACATAATGTTTCAAATACTATATCAGTGGATAACTGGGAACAAGTGGGTGATTTTATTTTTAATAATAAAGAAGTATTCGCAGGTATCTCATTATTATCTCATACGGGGGATAAAGTTTATAATCAAGCTCCATTTACAGAGGTAATAGATTCAACAAAAATAGTTGAGAAGTATGGAGATGCCTCCATGTTTGTATCGGGGTTAATAGTTGATGGTTTAGAATTATTTAATAATAACCTATGGCAAGCATGTGATTTTATATCCCAAGAAGATAGAAAATTAGAAGGTACCAACCAACAGATATTACTAAAACAAACCTGGATTAGTAGAGCAAAGAAATTTGCTAAACGTTACTTCAAAGACATTGAGGATTTGATATTCTGTATGAAGGATGTACACCTTTACCATAAATGGGTAAATATTGAACGTGTTCAAAGAAACCTAGATATTGAACCCTTATTATCTCAAACTAAACCCGAATACACTGCAATTGATACTCTAGGTGCTCAATCTTGTTATGGAGGAGCTTGTGAGATAGAATTTTAAATGTTGAGCGAAAATCCCCCACCCCTCTAGGTAGTGTTAATTCACAATACCTTTTAAAATATAGAAATAAGCAGGGGTATTACCTACCCCTGTCTCTATGTATAACAAAATAAACGTTGCCTAGAACAGTTACACTATGTTAGAATATATAAGAAAAATAATTATGGGAACACTTAACTGGATAAAAGGAACACTTAGGGATGAGAAGGGAAATCCATCATCTAAAAGAATCATGGGACTTGTTGCTGGTTTTTCTTTGTGTATTACAATGATAGCAAACAGTTTCACAGATATTTCAGTTGCACCATCAACGCCATTAGTTAACGCAGTTGCTGCTTTAGCATTTGGAGCATTAGGTTTAACATCTATTGATAAAATATGGAGTAACAAGAAAGATCAAGAATAATCTTAAATATTACAATTAACTAAAAAAGATCATAAGGTCCTTTTTCTTGTTTAGAGATATAAGATATATAATATAATACAATACAATAAGTCAATTATGGAAAATCAAGGAGAAACTAGTAATACAGGAGCATCTGCTGATGCAAATATAGGAACTGAGGTAACCGATTCATCGGCAAGTGCTGGAATTGACGTAAGTGCAGAAGCAAACGCTAATATAGAAAACGAAGAAACTATTGGTGATGCAACATTAACACAAGAAGCACACGCAGAAGTTGAAGCACATGCAGAAGCAGAATCATCTGCAGGATTTGATGGTAAAAATGCAACTGTTGATGCTCACGCAGAAGTTGGAGTATCGGCAGAAGTTGGAGCATCTAATACAGTAGAATCTGGTAATGTAACTAACACAACTGAAGCTCATGTTGGAGCAGACGCTGATGCATATGTTGGAGCAAGTGGGCAAGTTGGAGAAGACGGAGCAGAAGGACATGCGGGAGCAATGGCTGGAGCATCTGTTAATGCTGGAGTTTCAAATGGTACTTATGATGAAGATGGAAACGGTGCTGAAGTTGGTGCTGAAGTTTCAGCTGGAGCACAAGTTGGTGGTGAAGTTGGAGGCGGAGCTACAATGGATGACGGTGTTGCAACAATCGGTGTTGATGGTAAAGTAGCACTTATAGTAGGAGTTGATGTAGATCTTTCAGTGAGTGTAGATACTAAACCTACACAAGAAGAAATAAATAAGAAAGCAATAGAAGTAGCTGATGCTTTATCAGCTTCACAAGAAGCAGCGAGAGTTGCAAAGGCGACTCAAGATGCTGCAAATGCTGCACAATCAAAATTAGATGACGTGGCACATAAAGCAGAGAAAAGTAAAGCGAATCCTAAAAACTGGTTTTAAATTATGGAAAAAGGAAAGAATTCTCATTTCTCACAGATAGTAAAAAGAATGCTTATTGGTAGAATTGTCATTACATCAGTTGTAATATTCTCTTTTATGGGTGTTATATTTGGAATTGGACATGCAATGCATACAGATACTGAAATATCGGGCGAATGGAAAGAGATCCTATTATTAATGTTAGGTGCTCTGATTGGATCGTTTGGTAAAGTAATTGATCACTGGTTTAAAGATAGTGATAAAGACAGACAATTAATAGACAAGATATCTGAGTTAGATAAAAATAACCCAGAATAAAAATAAATAAATTAATCATGATTTTAAAAATTAATTCAAAAGGGAATGAAGTTAAAGAATTACAAGAGTTCTTGGGTGTGGGTGCAGATGGCACCTTTGGCAAAGGGACAGAAAATGCTGTTAAAACATGGCAGTCCAAAAATGGTCTTGTTGCTGATGGTATTGTGGGCCCTGCCACTTGGAATGCTATGGGTTTGGCTACTACTGATGCTTCTGAAAAAACGTACACAACTAAAAATGGTCTAATTATAAATAGACATTTCTTACCGGTCGGCGAATATAAACAAGGACCAATTAAAGCAGAATGGATATTTTTACACCACACTGCGGGTTGGCAAAACCCATATACTACAATAGATCAATGGGGTAAAGATGATCGTGGTGCTATTGCTACTGAATTTGTTTTAGGTGGAACCAAAGTAACTGATGGTAGTAATGACTATGATGGTGTTATGGTTCAAGCATTTCCTAAAGGAAATTGGGGTTATCATTTAGGTAAAAACGGTTCTGATAAAATGCATAAAAATTCAGTTGGAATTGAGGTTTGTAATTTCGGTTATATTAAAGATGGAAAAACGTATGCTGGATCTATAGCAAATCAATCAGAAATAGTTACATTAGCAAAACCATTTAAAGGATTCAAAACATGGCACAGATATTCTAACGCACAAATATCATCTCTTTGTAAATGGATCAAATTCATAGGAGAAAGAGATGGAATCGATATTAGAGCAGGTTTACCAGCTTTAGTTAAGAAGATAGGTGCAGATGCTTTCGAATTTAACGAAGATGCATATTATGGAAAGGTAAAGGGTATATGGACACATACAAATACCCGTAAAGACAAGTTTGATATGTTCCCACAGCCGGAACTGATGGACATGCTTGTAAGTTTATAGCGGAAGAAATAAGGAAAAATACAATAACTAATAAAACATGGATAGTATAGTAATGATTACCACCATTGCAGTCGCCTTAATAACAGCAGTGTTAGGTCCTGTAGTAGTTGCCTGGGCTAAGAGTAAGATGGAACCTGTTAAAAAAGGAAGCCCACTAGGCGAAGCCATCGCACTAAATACAGTAGTAGATGAACAGTTAGCAGCTATAAGAGAGGAATTAGGAGCAGATAGGGTGTGGGTATCACAGTTTCACAACGGAGGACACTTCTACCCTACCAGTAAGTCAATTCAAAAATTCTCCATCTTCTACGAACAAACCTCAATCGGTACCGCAGCCAGCCAAATGGTGTTCCAGAATATACCATGCTCTCTTTTTCCAAGATCAATGTCAGAGATAATGAAAGAAGGTGAGATATCAGTACCGAGTCTAAGTAGTGAAAATTACGGACTTGGGCAGTTTGCTGAGCAGTACGGTACTAAGTCATTCTACATGGTAGCACTAAAAGATCTACAGGGACGTTTTATTGGAACACTATCAGTAGCTTATAACACAGAGTATAAATTTACTAAAGATGATTGGATTTATATAAGACAGAAAGCAGGTGTAGTTGGAACATTACTTGATGAATACTTAAATATTTAAAAATAACTTGTATAGTTACATACTTGTTCGTATACTTAATAATAATAATAAAGTAAATAAACATGAAAAAAGTATTAAATTTTATCAAAACAGGTTTTACAACTGTTAAGAGTTGGATCGTATCAAACGAAATTAAAGGAGTATTAGTTTTATTAGCCGGAATCATACTATGGACCACAGGGTACCCTATCTATGCTGGCTTTGCATTCGGTGTATTCGCATCAAAGAACTGGGAGCTCCTTAAATCCAAACTTACAAAAAGATAACAAATACTTCAAATACTTCAAATGTTACAGAAGATACAGGAAAGATTACTCCCATTTATAATAGCACTTTCAGCACTGTCTGTATCAGCTTCGGCCGCTTTCTACTCAGTCAGCGGTCTTAGTAAGTTATTTGCTGGAGCAGCATTTGCAGTTATAATAATGGCAACCTCCTTAGAAGTGGCTAAACTAGTTATTGCCACACTACTATATCAGTACCGAAAAACTATACCTCTAATACTAAAGACATACCTTTCGATAGCTTGTTTTATACTAATACTAATTACAAGTATGGGTATTTATGGTTTCTTAGCAGGAGCATACCAGACAACAGCAACAAAATCAAAGATTGTAGATTCGCAGATTGCCTTAATTGAAACTAGGAGAGACAATACTAAAGAACAATTAAACGTCTACACCGAAGAAAAAGAGAGTGTTAACAAGGCGGTAGCCGATTTAAGGTACGGGTTAGCGAATAACATCATACAGTATACAGATTCAAAAGGTCAATTAATAACAACTACCTCATCTTCAACTCGCAAAGCATTAGAAAAACAATTAGATCAATCAATTGACAGACAAACTACTATTAACAGTAGGGTAGATGATTTAAACACCAAACTATTTGATTATGAAACTGAAATTGTAGAGGTATCAACTAATAGCGGTATAGCTGAAGAATTAGGACCGTTAAAGTACCTATCAGGGCTTACTGGCATACCGATGGATAAGGTCATCAATTACCTTTTACTCACTATCGTTCTCGTATTTGATCCCCTTGCAATAGCTTTGGTACTAGCAGCTAACTTTGCTTTTGGTAAAATACGACCTAAGAAAGAATACCCCTTAGAGGAGCAATTAGAAGATATGCGAAACTTAGTTGAATCCTACGATAGCTTACAAGACTCGATAGAAGAGTTTAAGCAAGAAGAAGAAATAACAGAAGACGTGGAGGAGCCAGAAGAAGAAGAAATAACAGAAGACGTGGAGGAACCAGAAGAAGAAACGGTAACAGAGATATCAGCAGGTGTACCTTTGTTAGGTTATAAAGACATTTCGCAGCTATCTAGTTACCGGAAGCGGCAATTAGAAGAAGGTACTGGTAAGAGGTACTGGTAGAGAAGTTGGAAAATATAAGAAAAGTTAGTATATTAAAGTAATATAAAAAAATTATGAGTTTTAAAGACAATCAAGAAGCATTAATTGCTACAGCCAGTAAACATTTAGGTAAAGTAGGCGGAGCCGGGTATAGTGACCAGTACGACCCTGGGTTACTAGTAGCTATTCCTAGAAACCTAAACAGAGAAGGTTACGGAATCGAAGAAGATAAACTTCCTTTCGTAGGAAGCGACGTATGGAATGCATACGAAGTATCAGCCATCACACTAAAAGGCAGGCCCGTAGTAGGTATGATGAAAATAGTATACTCTTCTAGTTCACCGTTACACGTAGAGTCAAAGTCTATAAAGCTATACCTAAACTCCTTTAATATGACAAGGATGGGAGATACTGCTGTTGAATGTATTAGTAAGTTCGAGGAGAGAGTTGTAAGAGACCTATCGATATGTCTTAAGACAGAAGTAGAAGTGAAGTTCTTCTTTAACGATCTTAACTTTGAAGGAGATTTCGGAAGAGGTTATACAAACCTCGACCGGGTAGTAGACTTAGATAGCGTAGAATTTAACGTATTCAAATCAGATGCAAAACAGTTAAAAAGTCTCGATGAAGAAGTCTCAGACAAGGTAATAAAAATACAATCTAATCTCTTAAGATCTAATTGTAGAGTGACTAATCAGCCAGATTTTGGAGATGTCTACATCCACATGGAAGGAGTAAAAGAGCCGGATTATGCATCAATTGCAAAGTATATAGTATCACACCGTCAAGTCTCCCATTTCCATGAGGAGATCGTAGAGATGGTATTCACACACCTTCATAAAGCATATCAACCGGACAAGTTGATGGTATGTGCATTGTATACGAGAAGAGGCGGGTTGGATATTAACCCTATAAGAGCTACGCATCAAGATATGATACCAACAGAATTTGTAGGAGTAGAGTTTAGAAACAAAAAGACTCTTAGACAGTAAAAACTTTTAGTTGCAAAGTCTTAAAATTATTCGTATCTTTAGGTATGGAAGTAAAAGAGAAATACGTTTATGTCCCGAAAGTATATGAAGCCCGGTCTGTTTACACTTTAGAAATGGAAAACGAAGACGGAACAACAAGTGTATGGAAGTACGACAAGAAGAAGTATCCGTACGGGCCTTACTCTACAACTACTAAATACCCACCGGGTTATAAATTTCACCGAGACGTGAAAGTACCAAAATCACAAAGAACATACTTAAATCCAAAAACAGGGAGGGAAGTCTCCTATGCACGGGCTAGAAACCTAGGATTAGTATAAATAGAAACATATGCAGTTAACATTGATAGCTATGCTTGTCATAGCAACGGTTTATTTAGGGTTCTCCCTAATCAAAACAAAGAAGTATATACAAGTACAGGAGAGTAACTTTAACATAGAGAGAACCAAAATTCGAAAAGATGCACAATTTAGGTCCTCTGCAGTAAATTGGGGGCTTACAATAGAGAACTTTGCCCCTTTTCTAGACCAGTTCCCACTTAAACCAGAAGATGTTACCTTCTTAGGGAAACCGATAGACTTCGTAGGGTACCAAGACACAGACTCACCTACAGAATGTTCTGTACACTTTGTAGAAGTGAAGAGCGGTAGGTCACAGTTACTTAAGCATCAACGTAATATTAAAAAAGCAATCCAAGCAGGTCGAGTACACTGGCATGAAGTCAGAGTTGCAGGAAACACTGAAAGAGTAAGTTAAAGATGTTACTAAGAAAACAGAGCATTCGTAGAATTCAAGAGGTAACACTAAACGGGAAGGTTACAACGAAAGAAGAGCTAGTAAGTCTAAGTAAATCCTGGGCGGATAAGGAAGTAACCCTCTTTAAGAAAGTACTTTCCCAGGGAGGTACCTGTAGAATAAAAGAAGATACGCTTAAGGTAATTAAAGATGATTTGCCAAGACCAATAAGTGATAAAACTTTATAAACGGAGCAGTTGCTTCTGCAGGTTTTTTTTCGTATTATAAGTTATGAATATACGAAACATGTACGATTCTCTAACCTACGACGATGTAGAGAATTTGTTGGAGATCTTAAGACAGGAAGGGCATATCCCGGAAAGGGAAACTAGAAAGACACATCTTAACGTATTTGACGGAGAATGGTTAACTGCATTAGATAAACTTTACCCGGTAAGGATACAAGTATCAACAGAAGACGAGGAAGAAATTAAAAGAATAGCAGCAAAATACTCTTAAACCTACCTAGCAAAAAAAAATGCAATTAGAAATGAATTTTAACAAAGAAAAACACGTAGTACTATCACTTTCAGGTGGTTTGGATTCAAGTACATTATTACTAAGATGCTTGAAAGAGTATGACAGCGTAACTGCTATATCATTTGATTATGGTCAAAAACATAGGGTTGAATTAGATAGAGCTCAATCGTTAGTTGATTATATTAACAATGGGGTTGTAGATAACAGAGGTGCTAATCCTTACCCTAACATTAAATACAAACAAATTAAATTAGATGGTTTAGCAGAACTACTTAACTCCACATTAGTAACAGGAGGAGAGGATGTACCTGAAGGACATTATAAAGGAGATAACATGAAAGCAACAGTTGTGCCAAATAGAAATAAAATATTCTCATCCATAACTCAAGCAATAGCATTATCAGTAGTAGGTAAGACAGGTGGAACTTGTGATATCGCTTTAGGTATCCACGCAGGTGACCATGACATATACCCGGACTGTAGGCAAGATTTCAGAGACGCTGATGTGAAAGCATTTAGAGTAGGTAATTGGGATTCGGAGAAAGTAGGATTTTACACACCCTATCTTGAGGGAGATAAATTCACAATTTTACAAGATGGAGAAGTGCTATGTAAGGAATTAGGATTAGATTTTGATGAAGTTTATAAAAGAACAATGACATCTTACAAGCCTATATGCATACCGGAAAAACCCTCGAACTTACTAGATGAATTAGTTTGGAGAAACAATCACGAATGGTTCTCAGACCATAAATCTGCAAGCTCAGTTGAAAGGATAGAAGCTTTTATAAAACTAGGTAGGAAAGACCCAGCACCTTATGCAGATGAATCCGGTGAAGTGGATTGGGAATACGTAGAAGCAGAAACCCGAAAAACAATCAACGATTTCCACGCTAAACAAAATTAGTTAAGTATAGAGTAATATGAGCGATAGAGAAATAATGAATAGTAAGAGTTATACCTTAGGCGGTAAAGAGGTGAAATCCACAATAAAACGACACACCCGGACCTCTCCGGGAATTGAACCGGTAGAAGAACAAACTCTACCGAATGCTAGGAAACATCAAATCATATCATTTATAAAATCGGGAATTAGAATTATAGGTTATGGTTTTATAGTAACAGACCCGACAGTAGCAATTGTTATTTTAGTGATAAGTGAAGCAGTAGGGGTAATAGAGGAGTTAGTATAAGCTATGAAAAGACTAATATACATATCAACTAGTAGCTGTGAACCCTGCAAAGCCTTCGCACCGGTAATGACAAAAGCAGCAGAGTCCGGCATACCGGTAATAAAAGTAAATGCCGACATACAAAAAACAGTGTTGTCTGAATACCAGGTAAGAAGTGTGCCAACAGTAGTGAAGGTGGACTCATTAGGCACTATGTTGGATAAGTTTGTAGGAGTAAGGACACTCCAAGAGGTTATCAACTTCTATAATGCATAATGATAAGCTCTAGAGTATAGGCTAGGTAAATGGGAGAGGAAGATGATTGGGAAATGTCCGAACCTAAAGACGGTTTCACAGAAGAAGAAGAGAGGATCGTATATAAGATGATGCAGAATATGCCAGTAGAGGATTTAAAAAAGATAATCAAAAATAACAAAGCAAAGAAGGTATGAAAATAAATTTAGTAGAGAATGGGATTTTCCCAATTAAAGGACAATTAACAAAAGATTCTACCGGCTATTCCGTACCGGGTACCTTCCAAGGAGAAGGTAAACTTACAGGAACCCCTTGCCTATTTGTAAGAACCTCAGGATGTAACTTAAGATGTTCTTGGGTTGGTCTAGATGGGAACGGCTCTCCTTGTGATACACCTTACTCCTCTCATAACCCAGAAAAGAATAAGATGGAGATTGATGACATAGTAAAAACTGTAATTGATAATACTTCAGAACAGAATATTAGGTATGTTGTAGTTAGTGGAGGAGAGCCAACAATACAACATAAGGGTTTAGCAGAACTATTGCAAAAATTAAGAGCCCTAGGTTTACATACAACTATAGAAACTAATGCTACTATCTATACAGATGAAATAGCTAAACACACTAGTCTAGTTTCAATGTCACCTAAACTCTCAAGTTCAACACCTTGGGTTAAAAATTTAAAAAATACAGGTATTGAGTATAATTTAAAATGGGCGGATAAGCACGAACTAACTAGGATTAATATAGAAGCAATGCAAAGCTATATTGACGCTAAAAAGATATATGGGAATGATTTTCAACTAAAATTCGTAGTTTTAGGTGATGATGATGTTGTAGAAATTGAAGAAATACTTACACAGCTAACAGGATGGGACCCTTCAGACATATGCCTAATGCCAGAAGGTGTTGATGTAGATACACTGAATGAGAGAACTAAATGGGCTAGTGAAGAGGCTCTTAAAAGAGGGTGGAGGTTTACTCCGAGACTGCATATCATGATGTTCGGTAAAAATCGACTAGTTTAAGTATTATGGAAGATTCACATAATAATGAGTAAAGCACTTGAATTACTATCAGAGATAAGGGAAAACATAAACACCTGCTGCGCTATAACAATGGAACCAGAAGAAGTACTAACACTCATAGATGAGCTACAAGCTATACTAGAAACGAAAGAAAATCCGGAAACAAAATGCAAGAGTTGATTAAGCGAAAGGATATAGACCTTAAAACTAAAATACTCGCTAAACAAATAGCAGACGAACATAGGGGTGATAAAACACCAGTCGTGATGGTCGGCCTACTCAACGGATGCTTTATGTTTTACTCAGACCTTGTACGTGCAATGGATATCGATATTGAATGTGACTTCATGAGAGTTAAGTCCTATGTAAGTAAGCGGAAACAGGGGGATATCCAAATTACGAAAGATTTAGAGACTGCAGTAAAGGGTAAACACATATACCTTGTAGATGATATCTACGACACGGGCAATACTATGAAAGCAGTATCAGAGTACCTACAAGTTAAAAAACCAGCATCCATAAACATCGTAACGTTAGTTAAGAGGTTGAAAAGTGAATGGGACCCGCTCAACACAGAAACAAGCTCTATTAGAAATTTTACCTGGGGATTTACTATTAAAGATGAGTGGATTGTAGGAATGGGATGTGATGATGAACATGGACACAGTCGAAACCTCTCCTCTATATTTTCACTATAAGTAGCACCCTCGAGAAAGTTTCATTATATTACAGTTATGATATTAAATAGCAGGCAGATTATAGAGAAGGGAATAATTATCCCCTCCGAACATTCAAAAGAAGCTCAAGTAGGTATTGACTTAAGTCTAGGAAAGGTCGAAAAAATTACCGGAGGGTCAGTAGTTTATAAAGAGACAACAATAATTAACCCAGACTTCTTTATAAATGTAGAGACTTCAAAAGTAGACGGTAGAGACTGCTGGATACTAGAACCAGGAACATATGCAATATCCTTTAACGAAGGGTGTAATATTCCGGAAAACTATACCGGTCTTATACTACATAGAAGCTCTCTATATAGAACAGGTACGCAAATAATATCTCCTGTATGGGATCCCGGTTACCGCACAGAGAAAATGGGCACAGTAATGGTGGTAACAGTAAAGCTTATTGTTGAACGAAACGCCCGAGTATGTCAAATACTCTTTCATGAAAATTACCCAGTAGATGCACTATACGACGGACAGTTCCAAGGAGGTATAACAGGTTTCCAGAAAACTGAATGACCTTCTATTTATAAACGGAATGAAAAGAGCAGAATTTAAAAAGTTAATCAAGCAAGGGTTAAGTGAGATTAAGAAGCTAAAGGCTATAGAAACTAAACACGTCGTAGCTGAATCAAAGACAAAACCGGTTTATAAGGGAGCGAAAGCTATCATTGCGGAGGCAGATTTAATCGTAGAGACGTACAAGAAGAATTAATAAACTCTAAACTTACGAGAGAATAAGCTTGCTTCGGCAGGCTTTTTTTCGTATCTTTAAAGTCAATGGTAAAGGTTATACAAAAAGAATATATTAACGTCAGGACACGAGAGGAACTGCTAGTACTCTGGAAGGAATTAGAAAGTCATGATAAGATCGCAATAGATACTGAGACTACCTCATTAAACACTCGGAAGGGTGAGATAATAGGTGTTTCCTTCTCTACAGAAGAAGGTAACGGTTGGTATGTACCTTCTAGGGTATGGAATAAAGAGACGGAGACGTTAGATGAGGTATTTATAGATGGAGTAGGTGTAGACAGTATAACGGTTAAGTTACTAAAGACTTTAAAAGGTAAGAAGTTAATCGGACACAATCTTGCATTTGATTGCAAATTCATTATGTATTTCTACGGTGTTAACTTAATACCGGATATATGGGTAGACACAGCACTACTAGTACACACAGTAAAAGAAGAAGGGGCCTTTGGTTATGGAAATCCTTTCGGGTTGAAATCGATAGCAATAATGATTCAAGATGAAATCGGATTAGATATAAAAGAATCAGCAAATCAGGAACAGTTAGAACTTAAAGCCTCCATTAAGGAGAACGGTGGAGTTACTACAAGAGTAAACTATGAAATCTACAAAGCAGATATAGGTGTATTATCAAAATACGCAGCAGCGGATACTGATCTAACTCTAAGAGTATGTAACCACTTCCTAAAAGTACTAAAAGAGGAGAGGTTAGAGAAGTTTTTCTTTGAGGATGAGGTAATGCCCCTGTATAGAGAAGTAACTATACCTATGGAGATAGAAGGTATAGCATTAGATATACCACTTATAGAACAAACCAGGGAAGATATAACTAAAGATCAAACTAAATACAGAAGTTCAGTAATGACAGAACTACTAAAGCTAAGCGCAGTTAAGGAGTGGGTAATGGACTCAGCCTTAAAAGCTTTCCCACCCTCACCGAGAGGTAAATGGGCATCAACTTTAGTAGAACTGTACGGACTTCCAATGCCTAAAACTGCTAGAGGTTATTCGCTCAAACAATCTAACGTTGAAGCATTAGAAGAGCACCCGGTCCGGGAATACTTACTGAGTGGAGATTTAGAGCATTTAGAAGAGGAAGTCGTACTTAGAGTCTCGATGAAACTTTGGAAGGAGTCTAACGACGGGGTGTTGATTAATATACAATCTAAAAAGCAATTAGCAGAAATAACGTTCAACTACTTAAAAGAGAAGCCTCTGTCAAGAACTGCAAAAGGACAAGCACAGTTTGACGATAATACAATTCAGGCATTATCCGACAAGTATGAATGGTTACAGAATCTACGACTATACAATAAACTACTCAAGATTAAATCAACCTATATAGATAGATTTTACGCTGCTGCAGAAGATGGGAGGTTCTACCCATACTTTAAACAACACGGAACTGTGTCCGGAAGGTATGGATCTGACCTACAACAACTACCTAAACCGAAAGAAGAGGGAGAGGCAGATCCAATAATCGTAAAGTATACAAATACAATTAGATCTTTCTTTATTTCAGATCCCGGCACTATCTTCATCGATAGCGACTACACTTCCTTAGAGCCCCATCTATTCGCATCAGTATCAGATGATAAAGCACTGCAGGAGATTTTTAATAAGGAGCATGACTTCTACTCTACCGTAGCAATACGAACCGAGAAGTTAAACGAACAGACAGAAAAGTACCCTAATGGAGTATCTGCCGATACCAAAGCACCTAACTACCTTAAGAACTTAGATGCACCTAAGAGAAACACAGCTAAAGGGTATTCATTAGGTATAGCATACGGAATGTCTGCATATGCCTTAGCAATGTCCCTTGGAGTATCTCAGGCAGAGGGTAAGAGGTTACATCAAGGTTATCTTGATGGATTCCCCGGAGTTGCTAAATGGATCAATGATTCGAGAGATTCCTTCAAAAGAGACGGTTACATCAGGAACGAAGTAGGGCGTATCAGACATTTAGAGAAAGGTAAAGCAGTTTACGATATATTCGGAGAGTCTATTATGGATTGGAAGGTACGAGGGGACTTAGGTAGAGACTACGGAAAAGAACAAGTACTACAATGGTACAGGGATTATAAGAACGCTTTAAACAATTCGCTTAACTTCCAGTTGCAGAGTCTCGCAGCATCTGTAGTAAATAGAGCAGCTCTAGTAATTAATAGAAGGTTTAAAGAGTTAGGAATAGACGGAGTAGTAGTAGCACAGATACACGATCAGTTGATAATGCGAGTACCGGAGGATAAAGCAGAAGAATGCTTACCGTGGATCCAGGACCTAATGGAGAATACTACGCAGATGAAAGGTGTAACATTAAAAGCACCTCCAGCCATAGGAAGGAATTTTTCTGAAGCCCATTAGTGAGGTAGGTACTTAAAACTAACAACTTAAGTTGGATAATAGTTAAAGAAGTATTATATTAAAGGTATATGAATAAGATAGTAGATACTAATATTAAGGTTTTAACAGACCCTAGGTTACATCCGTATAGCTTGCAGATGGATCAATACTGTTATGCAGTGTTTAAAGAGGTGAAAGCTAGAGGGACAGGTAAGAGCCGGAAAGTTTCCCTAGGGTATACTACGGATATAGAAAAATGCTTTCAGATGATAAAACAAGACGCAATCAGAGATAAAGACTATAACAACTTACATGAATATATAGACGAAATGACAATAATAATAGACAACTTAAATTCAATACAATTAACATGAGATTAAAAGCAATTTACAATGCAGTTATCGTTAAACCTATAGAGATAGGTGATGAGTACCACGGAAACATTATCATACCAGACTTAGGCAGCGAAAAAAATAAGATGGGAGAAGTAACAAGTGTAGGAGATGGGCATAATATGCCAGGTGTAGGTTTTATACCTACCTTCCTAAAAGTAGGAGATCGAGTAGTACTACCTGCAATGGGATTCACTAGGTTTGAATTCAAAGGTGAAGAGTACTTCATAGGAGCAGAAAACCAAATACTAGCCCTCTTAGAGGATCAAGAAGACTAAATCATGAGCAAACACATAGAATATTCAAACGAAGCTAGAAAGAGACTCCTCGACGGTATCGACTTATTAGCAAATGCAGTAACTGCTACCCTAGGACCAAACGGCCGAAACGTAGTGTATAGAGACGAAACCGGTGAAGTGAGGTCTACCAAAGACGGAGTGACAGTAGCAAAAGTTATATCCTTCAGCGACCCTATTAAATCTATAGCAATAGATATGATAAAACAAGCAGCAATTAACACCGCTAATACTGCAGGAGATGGAACCACTACTTCAACACTACTAGCTCAAGTAATAACCACAAGAGGACTAAACGCTTTAGATGCAAAGGAAAATGCAGTACAGGTTAAGAGAGAGGTAGATGAAGCAGTAAAACAAGTTATAAAATACATTAAGGATAATATCGTTGAAGAGATAACATCAGAAGAGCAGTTAAAGCAGGTTGCTACAGTGTCTGCCAACAACGACGAGATGGTAGGTAACCTTATTACATCTGCTTTAGAAGCAGTAGGGAGAGACGGTATTGTAACTATTGAAGAATCTAGAACAGGAGAAACTTATCTCGAAACTGTAGAAGGTATTCAATTTGATAGAGGTTACAAATCACCGTACTTTGTTAGTGATAACGCAACAATGTCTGCAATACTAGATTCACCGTACGTCTTAATATACGACGGAAAGCTGTCTCAAGCTAAAGACCTACTCCCGGTACTAGAATATGTATCATCAGAGAATAAGTCACTATTAATAGTATGTGAGGATATCGACAATGAAGCATTAGCAACACTAATCGTAAATAAGATGAGAGGAACACTTAAAGTAGTAGCTGTTAAAGCTCCTGATTTCGGAGACCGTAGAAAACTTATTATGGAGGATATAGCTATACTAACAGGAGGGCAGGTGATAAGCCCAGATAAAGCAATGAAGTTATCTAGATTGGATAAGACGTGGTTTGGCGAAGCTAGAAAAGCAAACGTAATGAAAGAGAATACTATTATTATTGACGGTAAAGGGGATAGCGAAGCTATAGGTAAGAGGATAGAGGAGCTAAAAGCACAGATAAACAATGCTAAGTCACCTTTTGAAATTGAGAAGCTACAGGAGAGATTAGGTAAATTCACAGGTGGAGTATCTATTATTCACGTAGGTGGAAATTCTGAAATAGAAATGAAAGAAGTTAAGGATAGAGTTGAAGACTCTCTACATGCTACTAGGGCAGCGATCGAACAAGGTATAGTACCTGGTGGAGGAGCAGCATTATTACATGCAAGTAGGAATATTACTGAGACTACTATCGGGGCAGGTATAGTTAAACAAGCATGTGCAGCACCATTTATTACGATACTGTCCAATGCAGGATATGAACCGAGCGAGATTGAAGTGATAATAGACGATGTACTACTCGCAGGAACCTGGAGTGGTTACCATGTATATGATAGAAAAGTTGTTGATATGAAACTAGCAGGTATTATTGACCCTTTTAAAGTAACAAGGACAGCACTAGAGAATGCAGCATCAGTAGCAGGTACAATAATGCTAACTGAAGCAGTAGTAGCAGATGAAGTAGTTACTGTAACACCTTCTATGGAACCCGTAGAGCAACTGATGTTAGGGTAGTGAAGAGATGACTGAAAATAAGGAAATACTGACGTTAATAGCCAAGAGAGTTCCACCTGGTGATAAGTGGGTATTAGAAGGAGAAAGCACTACCCGTAACGGAATAGCAGACACTCTCCAGGCATGGTTCGAGAAAACCGGTTTAAAATCAGATTTCCGTCTTGAACCCCTTAAAGGTAAACTCTACGCTATTACAACAGAGGAAGTAGAAATACCAGAAAAGAAACCAAAAACTTACTCTATCTACGGAGACTATTCTCTAGAAAAGTAGAATACACAACTATATTAAAGAACAAAGAAGAAAATAAAAAACATATGAATCAATCAAACACTCAACCGAACATTGATCTCCAGAACACCACTGCGATAATATCACCAGACGGTAATCAATTATTTGCTGAAGGAGTAATACTTAGAAAAGTTTCTAAATTCGTTACAGGAACAGCAGAAAACGGAATACTTCCAATACCGGTATTTTATGACGTAAAGACTGGGGAGATCCTAATAGATACACTCCCTAAGGCTCTAAGAGGTGAATTCACAGACGAAGACGTAGATGCAGAATAAAATAACCTATGAAGGCTTCCAGCCGGATTCAATAGTAAAAGCTATAAACGCAGAATTAGTAGCAAGAGCAGAAGTGGGTTATAAAAAGTACGGACATACTATGGACAGGGAGGACCTCTCCCCTGAGGATTGGCTAACCCACGCTATTGAAGAGGTGATGGACCAACTACTCTATATGCAGAAGTTAAAAGCAGAATTGGAGAAGCAAAAGTAGATAATTGCGAGTATGAAAAAAATACCAAGTATACTAAAAGAGATAAGAGACTTCATTCCAACCCCACTTGACCATGGAAAAGGGCAGAAGAACATCTCTTACTCACAAATGTCTATGTTTCATAGATGCCCACACCAGTGGGAACTTTCTTACAAAGAAAACCTACGAGAGTACACTGAATCAATTTTCACTCTTTTCGGGAGTTCTCTCCACGAGGTAATACAAGACTACTACGAAACGTTCTATAACAACTCCGTAAAAGCAGCAGACGAAATGGACCTGGCGCTTTTACTAGGAGACCAGATGAAAACTAACTACGCCGAAAGCAAAGAGAAGAATAATGAAGAACATTTCTCAACAGCTAAGGAATTAGCAGAATTCTACGAAGACGGAGTAGAGATTTTTAAGGAGTTTAAGAAGAGGAGAGGGAACTACTTAACTAAAAGTGGATGGCACCTTGCCGGAATTGAAATACCTATAATGATAACACCGGAGAAGGATTATGAGAATACTTTATTCAAAGGGTTTATAGATGCAGTACTGTACCATGAACCCACAGAATCTTTCGTCATTGTAGATTTTAAAACCTCCACCAGGTCTTGGAGTGCAGATAAGAAGAAAGACGTAATGACGCAGAATCAACTTATCCTATACAAAGAATTCTTCTCACGACAGTTTAACGTACCTGCGGAAAAGATAGACGTAAAGTTCATGATACTAAAACGTAAAATCTACGCTCAAAGTGACTTCCCTCAACCAAGGATATCAGAATTCAGACCTCTCTCCGGACCTATAAAAACAAAAAAAGCAGTTAACCTGGTTAAGAGTTTTATAACAGGATGTTTCAATAAAGACGGTAGTTACCAAGATAAAACATACCCAAAGGTACCTTCCCAGTCAAACTGTAAGTACTGCATCTTCACAGATCGTCCAGACCTATGCGACAAAAGGAAGGGGGCCGCATAAAAAAAATAATGTCTCGCGAAAGTATCTCGATATATATCCTGCTAGAAACCACTAGAAACCACTAACACCTGCCAGTAATCCTTCAAGTCAGCAGGAACCATCAAGAGTCACAATGAATCATAAATGACCTGCCCCCCCTAAAAAAAGAGAACGTACTGAAACCACCCACAGGTCCCCCGTAGTTAAGGAGTAAAAACTAAAGTAAGGTATATTTATATATAAACAAGTATGAATAAAGTAGACAGAGTACTAACATCGGTTAAAGTAGACCGAGTTAAATTTGAAGATTTTAAAGTAGAGTGTGTAAGAGATAAGTTCTCACTAACAGATTTAGTAGACCTCTGCATGACCGAGTACCTGGTCAGCGATGAATTTAAGGCAAAGATCCTTTCACGTCACAGGTAAGTAAAAGATCAGTGAGGGTTGCTACTACCTTAAAGTAGGCTTATATTAGAGTTATATAAAAATGGAAAAACAAAGTTATATTAAAAAAGAGGATAGGAAGAAGATACTCCTACTCTGTGATGACATACGCGCTCATTCCGGGGTAGCTCACATGGGTAGAGAGATAGTAACAGAGACCTGTCATCGGTATAATTGGGTAAATGTTGGAGGTTCGGTAAAACATCCGGAGGCAGGTCAGAGGTTCGATGTATCCGGTGATACTAATACTAGGGCAGGTATAGATGATTCGTCTGTCTTTATTTATCCGATAACGGGGTACGGGTCACCGGAATTTCTTCGTGCTTTACTGGTCAATGAGAAGCCGGATGCAATATTCATCATTACTGATCCTAGGTATTGGATGTGGTTGTTTGACATGGAGGCAGAGATTAGAAAGCATGTTCCTATTATATACTTAAATATATGGGATAACTACCCTGCACCTCTTTACAATAAGACCTTCTATGAAAGTTGTGATGCACTTCTAGGCATTTCTAAACAGACTGTTAACATTAACAAGTTAGTCTTAGCAGACAAAGGGGATAACAAAGTCATTGAATACATTCCACACGGTGTTAGTGAACAGACATTCTATCCATTAACTGTAAGTGAGAAACAACAGGAGGATTATACTTCTTTTGTCACTAAGTTAAAGCAGGGTAAGGATATAGATTTTGTAGTACTTTTCAATTCGCGTAACATTAGACGTAAGCAGATACCGGATACTATATTAGCTTTTAAACATTTCGTGGACCGTCTACCAGAACCGGCTAAGAAAAAAGCCATGTTACTATTACATACCCAGGAGGTAGATGCTAACGGTACTGATTTACCGGTTGTTATTGACTTATTAACTCCTCAATCACAGGGTTATAATGTACACTTTACACCTGGGCCTCTAGAGGTTAAGGAGATGAATTACCTTTATAATCTTGCAGATACTACTATACTGCTATCCTCTAACGAAGGTTGGGGATTGGCATTGACTGAATCTATGTTAACCGGTACACCTTTTATTGCTAATGTAACAGGAGGTATGCAGGATCAGATGAGATTTATTAAGGATGGTAAGTGGATGGAGTTAGATGCTGAGTTTCCTTCTAACCATAACAAGACTGTTACGGAGTGTGGTAGGTGGGCATTTCCGGTATATCCAACCTCTATATCACTGGTAGGTTCTCCTACTACTCCTTATATATGGGATGATCGTTGCGATCCAATGCATGCTGCAGATAGGTTAAATGAGATTTACAACCTATCGATTGAAGAGAGAGTATCAAGGGGAATGGAAGGCTGTGAATGGGCCACTGGTCCGGAGGCTGGTTTTACTTCAACTACTATGGGTTGGAGAGTAGTTGAGGGGGTAGATAGGCTGTTTCGAGAATGGAAACCTAGAGAGAATTTTGAATTGATCCTGGCCGGAGAGGTAGAGGACGGAGCTGTTAAGCATAAACTAATTTATTAAAGTATAATGAAAAAATCAAGACCCACGTTTTACATAAGTTGCCCGGTTTCGACCTACAGCGGATATGGAGCTAGATCAAGAGACCTAATAAGTGCTCTAATTGACATCGATAAGTATGATATCAAGATTGTACCTCAAAAGTGGGGCTCTACCCCTTGGGGATTTATAGAAGCTAACCCGGAATGGATGCCTCTTAAAGATTTGTTCGTAAGCCAGATCACGGAGAAGCCGGATATATGGTGCCAAGTTACTATACCAAGTGAATTTAATCCCATCGGAAAATTTAATATTGGGTTTACTGCCGGTATAGAGTCTACTGTATGCTCACCTGATTGGGTAGAGGGTTTGAATAGAATGGATGTAAACTTTGTATCCTCTCAACACTCAAAAGATATATTTAAAAGTTTAAGGTTTGAAAAGAAGCATAATCAAACCCAACAAGTCGTAGAGGTAGTAGAAGTTAAAAAGCCTGTTGAAGTGCTTTTCGAAGGGGTAGACACCGATACGTACAGGATGAAGAGCGATGTGCCTGACGACTTCCTAAACCTAGGAGACATTAAGGAGGACTTCGTCTTCCTACACTGCGGTATGTGGTTAGAAGGTATAATGGGGGAAGATAGAAAGAATATAGGTCTAACTGTAAAAGCTTTCTATGAAACCTTTAAAAATAAATCAAAGAAACCAGCGTTACTATTAAAGGTCTCTGCAGGCAGTAGCTCTTATATGAGTAGGGATAAGGTGTTAGCTAAGATAGCAGCGGTTAAGAAGACAGTTAAGTCAAAGAACTTACCTAATGTCTACCTATTAAATGGAGACCTTACCGATGAGGAAATGAATAACTTATATAACCACCCTAAAGTAAAAGCTATGATTAGTTTAACTAAGGGAGAAGGGTTCGGTAGACCGTTACTAGAGTTTACTACATCACAGAAACCACTTATAACAACTAACTGGTCCGGACAACTAGATTATCTTAACCCAGAGTTTACTACATTACTTAAAGGAGAGTTAACCCCTATACACCCTTCAGCAGCTAATCAATGGTTACTAAAAGAAGGTCAATGGTTTAGTGTTGACTTCATGCAAGCCGGGGGATACTTCAGAGATGTCTTCGAAAATTATAAAAAGTATAAAACAATGGCTAAGCGACAATCTTACATATCAACAAATCAATTCAGTTGGAATAAGATGAAAGAGTTATTAGAGCAGAGATTAGAAGAACTTATACCGGAGTTCTCTCAAAAGGTAGAATTAAAGCTACCGACACTTAAGATGCCTAAGCTAGAATTACCGAAATTAAAGAAAATATGATAATAGACGATAAAGATTCACTTGGAATATGCACCCGGTGTAAAGGAGATGCCTGCTACACTCAACGAGTCACAGCAGATGTAGTTATTAGACAGTGTCTGAGCTGCGGATTTCAAACCACTTCTATAATGATAGTAGGGAATGAATTCTACGATCTACAAATGGAATCCTTACCTGAACTATATAAAGACTTAATGTGGACAGATCCTGAAACAAGGGAGATATGGATGCCACAAACGGTAAATCTACCTCAAAAAGGTATGGTTTTCGCAAACGGACCTAGCAAAGACAACTGGAAATGGTCAGCAGTTAAGGCTGTACCGGTTACTGAAGAGGATAAAAAGAAATACCCTATCCCCGGAAAGAAAGATCAATACTATGAATTTAGAATGGATATGACGACACGTAAGGATTTTGAAGAAAAGGATTTTATTGAAGGCTTAGACCATATTGGAATATTTCAGCAAGCAGTAGTTGCCTAAACGAGATAAAGTTCATATATTATAGTTATGGAAATAAGTTATGCTATCACAGTAAAGGATGAGATTGAGGAAATAAGCAACCTTATACCTTTCCTGCTTAAACATAAACAAGCTGGGGATGAAGTGGTTGTTCTCTACGATAATATGAATGGATCGCCTGAAGTAGAGTGGTTTTTAAGAACTTCTTCAATTAACAACCCTGGACTTAGGTGGCACAATTACCCGTTTGACGGTCATTTTGATAGATTTAAAAACCACCTTACGGCTTTATGCAAAGGAGACTTCGTTATAAATATTGATGCAGATGAAATACCCACAGAGGTATTTATGGAGAATATAAACAAGATACTGGAAAGCAATAATGTAGATATGATAAGAGTTCCTAGGATCAACACGGTCAAAGGTCTAACTGAGGAACATATCCAAAAATGGGGTTGGTCTGTTAACGAGAGGGGATGGGTAAACTTCCCCGATTTACAGAGTCGCATATACGCTAATAACGGAAAGATAAGGTGGAAGAATAAAGTACATGAGGTTCTAGAAGGTTACTTGCAGGAAAGTACACTCCCTCTCACAGAGGAATACGCCTTTATACATAATAAGACTATAGGTAGACAAGAGAAGCAGAATAGATTTTACGCTAAGATTGAAACCAATGGTAGAGTGAAGTACAAAGTATGATACTAACAGTAATAATTCCTACATATAAAGAACCAGAATACCTAGACCTATGCTTAGAATCAGCTATAAAAGGTCAAGTGAACAAGAATGAAATTATAGTTGTAGTAGATGGTTTTTACGAATTAAATAAACCCATTCTAGACAAGTATAAAGACAATATACAAGTATTGAATCTTGAAGCAAACCAAGGACTATCAGTAGCAACCAATTGGGGAGTGTATAATGCAACATCAGACTACATTTTAGTTGTGAATGATGATAATGTATTCCCTTCAAAATGGGACCACCACTTAACTCCTCACCTAAGAAAAGGAAGTGTTGTTACCCCTAACGAAATGGAACCCGGTCCTTCTATGTTTAAACAGAAACATATTAAAAATTTAGGACAGCACCCTAGAGAATTTAGTTTAGAGTCCTTTTGGAAATATGAAGAATCCATCCAAACCACATCCCCTGACTTAACAGGTTCTACTTTGCCTTTTGCTATGTACAAAGCTGATTATTTAGCTGTTGGAGGATGGGATATTATGTACCCTTCCCCTCACGTAGTAGATTGGGATTTCTTTTTAAAATGTGAATACTTCGGGATGGAGATGGTTCGCATCTATAAACACTTTTACCATTTCTGTGGAGCTGCCACCCGTCAAACACTAGAGCAAAGTAATGAATCATCTAGAAAAGAAACATTAGCACATGAATTTTTTGCAGGAAAGTGGGGACAGTATGCTGAACATAATACTATTAGTAATTCAAAGATGATAAAAATACTTAAAAATTAATAACCATGGCTAACGGAATCTATAAAATAACTGAAGAATTTGAAGGGGAATTATCTAAATATACAGGAGCTCCTTATGTTATAACAGTGGATAATATGAGTAATGCTTTGTTCTTAGCTTTAATGTATGAGAATATAAAAAACCAGGAGGTTACAATCCCCAACAGGACATATCCAAGTGTACCTTGTGAAATCATTCATGCAGGAGGAAAGGTTAATTTCGAAAAAGTAAGAGGTAGTACGTTGACAGGGGCTTACCAACTTAAACCAACTAACGTATATGACTCTGCTTTGAGATTCACAGCGGATATGTACATACCTAAGACGCACATGTGTATATCGTTTACTGGGCCGTATAAGCATTTTAAATTATCAAAAGGTGGAGCGATACTGACCGATAACCACGAAGCATACCTATGGTTTAAAAGAGCTAGATACTCAGGTCGTAGGGAGTGTTCATACCACGATGATAATTTAGATATGTTAGGTTGGAACTTTTACATGATGCCTGAGTTAGCAGCTAGAGGCTTACTACTAATGGGACAGTTCTACGATACAAACGGACATAAGAAGAGTAACCCCGACCTAACATTACCATACCCAGACCTGTCTAAATTTAACGTCTATAGTAAAGCAAACAGATGAAAAGAGCATTAATAGGAGCAGGCGGATTCGCTAGAGAGGTTAAGGCACATATGTTAGATCACACAATGGAGTGTTTTGTGGATGATGTTTACTGGGACGGTAGTGACGAGTACATCCTACCCCTATCTCGCTTTAATCCCGGTGATTATAAGGTGTTCGTTGCTGTAGGAGACCCCAAAGCAAGGCGTAAGATGATACAAAGCTTACCGGAGAATACGGAATATTTTAGTTTTGTACATCCTTCTGCTCAACTTCTCGGCAATGACATAAACATTGGTGAAGGTAGTTTTGTATGTGCCGGCTGTATATTAACTACCAATGTTAATATAGGTAAGCACGCTCATCTAAACCTATACACAACAATAGGCCATGATTGTAAGATAGGAGATTTCTTCACGACAGCACCTGGTGCTAAGGTATCCGGCAACTGTTCTATCGGAGATTGCGTCTACGTAGGTACAAACGCTTCGGTAAAAGAGAAGGTAAAAATACACTCTCATGTTATAGTAGGACTTAACGCAGGAGTGGTGAAGGACATAGTAACACCGGGAATTTACATAGGGACACCTGCAGAAAATTTAATAGTAGTAAAATGAATAGTAAACCTGCCGATTTTAAGATAAACTTTATAGTGTATTCTCAATTTCCCCAATACATGGATTACATAGGATCCCCTATAGTATGCCACTCCTTAGCTAATAACCTTAAAACATTAGGGGAGAATTCATACATATATGCTAATCAAACACATCCGAAATTTTCAACAACATGTATACCGTGGGGAACAGATATTATATACGATGAAGAAAACACAGTACTAGTAATGCCTGCAGGAGCAGGGGAACATACATTTGAATATCTAATACCAGATAACATAAGAAGTATTCCGAATGTAGTTAGACTAATGGTAAATCACCAGGTAAAACCATACCCCCCGTCTGATAAAGTCTATGAGTTATTCCCCTACTTTAGTACTTTATCAAACACCAACATAGACGGTAAACTACCTAACCTCTACATTGATCTTGAAGTATTCTACGACAGAGGACTACCTAGAGAAGGTTCTTGCTACCTAGTTAAAGGAGGTCATGATGATAACTGGGGGTTAGAGACAGAGAAGTACCACACAGTCGATGACTTATGCTTAGATAACTATTGGGCATATGATGGAGATCGTATGGAGTATTTAGCTGAGGTCTTTAATAAAAAGGAATCCTTTGTAACATATAATGCTCAAACAGGGATGTCAATTTTAGCAGCTTTATGCGGCTGTAGATCGATTGTAATACCTAAACCTTCTATTAAGAAAGAACATTGGCTCGCTAAGTTCGAATCAATGAAATACGGTATAGCGTTCGGGGTAGAAGACATGCAAAGAGCTGAAGAGACTTTACACCTGTTAAGACCTCATATAGAACACCAGTTAAATATGTACCTCGACAGGCAGCAGATATTCATTGATGACTGTTATACGTGGATGAGAGATAAATACAAACTATGAAAATACACATATACTACAGGCACTACAACGTAAATGACTCAGATGGGCCGAAAAGGCCAAAGGGGTTTGATTACGAGAAATGCTTTTTAAACCTGCTAGAAACACTTAAAGGTACTTCAAACTACATACTTAATGTAGTTTTTGACGGTAACCCGGACAACAATTGGATCACTAAATACAGCAGCCATTACACTCTACACACTATTCAAGAGGGAAGTGATGCAGGGTCTTATTTTAAGACAGCTGACATTATTAAAAATAATAAACTCGTCAAGACGGGTGATTTGATCTATTTCTTAGAAAACGACTATCTACATGTTGATGGATGGTTAGGTAAAGTTGAAGAATTATTCACAACTTACAACGGGTTAGATTACGTATCTCTATACGACCATAAAGATAAATACTTCCTACCAATGTACGATAACCTAGTCTCTAAGATATTCATTACAGACTCACATCATTGGAGATCAACACCATCTACCTGCGGTTCTTTTACTATTACTAAGGAGAGATTCGATGAGGATTATGACATTCTGTCTACAGTGAGAGGTGACCATAATAAATTCCTATGGTTAAATAAGAACAGAGGAAGGTCAGTAGTATCACCAATACCCGGCCTGTCGACCCACTGTATGGAAGGTTTAATGTCCCCTACACTAGAATGGTGACTTTCGAAACTATTAAAGGAATAGCTGCACCAGACTAAAAAAAGACCTATATTTATAGACATGAAAGAAGAGACATCTATAATATACCTAGATATCGAGCTATTGGGAGAAGAAGACCAGGAGGTAAGAGAAGCAGTTCGCACCTCTCTATACGGTGAGTCTTTTAGACAGGTACTAACCGGTACTCTGTATAAAAACCTACTAGAAGCTATTACAAAAGGGAAAGACAGGTTTACTGCATTTAGAGTACCTTACCACAACCAGGACTTCATAATAAAGAAGAACCAGTACAGAGCCCTTTTAGACACTATGCTAAAGTACGCAGAAGAGGATGAAGACTATAAGAGATGTAGCAGTATTAAAAAAATAACAGATAAATTATGAAAATTGGATTTTACATAAAAGGATCGGAAAAAACAGAGTTAATAACAATTAAGGAGTTTTGCAACATGACTGATGCCATAGAGACATTTGCACAAATGAAAAACTTACCTGTGACATGTTTTCTAGAACTGTTTAACCTCCACGTAATCAAAGACTAGGATGACAAACGATAACTTCATAAAGAGTAGCTTAGAGACTCTCCTCGGTATAAGGTTAACTAACCAGACAATACAAGAAAATACCGAGGGTGATAGGAAAGGGTTCTGTAAGCTTGTAGATCAGTTAGAGAAACTAGTAGATGCAGAACGAGCTATGTATCAGGACTATGGGGTAGATACAAATTCCTTAGTTGAACCGTATTGGAATGCTATCGAAGACATAATAGACTTCACATGTGAGCCGGATGTTGCAGAAGTACTTTGGTGGTATCTACATAGCAGAAAAGGTAAAAAAGGCGAGGTAATAGCATGGGAAGATGTCGATGGGGACGGTAAGACATACATATTTAAGAAATCCTCAGAACTCTTTGACTATATAAACCGCAAATAATAACTGTAAGGTGTTAGGTATAGTAATAAAATAGAATTAAATTAAAGAAATAATTATGCAAAGTTGTAACGGATGTGGTGTAGAGATAGCACCAGGGAGACTTAAAGCACTACCGGATACTAAGGTATGCGTAGAATGTTCCTCAGCAAAACCAAAAAGACCGGTAACTGTGACTAGGGGAACAGGTGATAACACATATCAGGAGACAGTAATACTGAATCATGATGAGTATAAACATATCTTCAAAGGGGAAGGTAAAGGTGAAACGTTAAATTAAGACATGTCACGCGACGGACGGCCACGTAAGGACCTAAGCAAAGAGCAGATATTAACTGCCATGAGTAAAACACAGTCTAATCGAGCTGGGGCTAGGTATCTATCTGTCTCGTACCCCCACTATAAGAAGTGGGCAGAGGTTTATGAAGCTACAGAAGACGGATACTCTAATTTGTTTGAGCAGCATTTGAATCAATTCGGAGTAGGTATTCCTAAGTTCCTGGATGCTAAGAAAAGGAATGATGTTATAAGTCTGATGGATATTATAGAAGGGAGAGCCACCCCCCATTCTTTTACACCTGAGAAGATAAAGCATAGACTAATTGCTGAGGGTTATTTAGCAGAGGAGTGTGGGATGTGTGGGATGGCAGAGAGGAGAGTTACAGATTATAAAATGCCGCTGCTTCTAAACTTCTTAGATAACAATAAAAAGAATTACAAGTTAGATAATATAAAGCTTGTATGTTACAATTGTTATTTTCTAACTGTAGGTAATATCTTCACTAAGCATGAGATTATACATATAGAAGACTATGCCGCAAAGGGCAATCACGGGGTTGAGCCGAAGTGGGAACTCGATGAGTATCAGCAAGAAATGCTCCAGAAGTTAGGGTTAGCAGAGGAGGATGTAGTAGAAGATTATGTAAGCCGGCCGGATTAAAGACCTAACCTAATGTATGCAGAAGAGAAATAAGAAAGAGGAGAAAATACGGAAAGTGAAGTCTAAGAAATTAGAAAAGATTGCAGACAAGCTGCTAGCTCAAGACGAGAAGAACCAATCGTTGAGGAAGTTTACAACTTTAAATAGTAGTATCTTCAATTCGTTTTAAACCAGACTTTCTCTTGCTTAACACCTCCTTTATTCGTATCTTTAGTAATAAGAAAGGGTATTATGAAATTTAAACCAAGAGAAATGCATGTGAGTTCATTAAAGGAATTCGAAGAGATGATATACTCAGCTGATATAAGGATATCAGAAGCTATCATTGAAGGTATACTTTCTAACCTCGACACTAAAAAAGTAGAGGTGTTAGTGCTGTCTGTGATCTGCAAGGATGACGGCGACATGTTGAATATTATAGCTGAGACTAAGAATTTCATACCGACCTTAGAGGAAAATATGCAACACTACTTACGTGAGGAACGCTATGAAGACTGTCAACGCATATCAGAAGTAATTAAGAAGCTAAAGGAACAATAGAGATTTATGTTATATAAGATAGACAAAAACAACGTCCGCTATGAAGAAGCTAAGAGGCCTAAAGCACCTCTCATTATAGGAGCAATACTTATAATCAGTACCACAGTTGGAATATGCCAGATGTTCGGAAGTGTACCGGCATATGGTCCAACCCAGTACCAGACCGTATACAATGACAGCGATACTTTTAACCAGGAGAACCTAATACAGATGTTAAAGGACTTACATGTACGGTTCCCGTCGATAGTATTAGCACAGTCTATATTGGAGACTGGCCACTGGACGAGTAAAATGTATAAGGTTAACCATAACCTCTTCGGAATGCGTGAAGCGTATGCAAGAATAAGAACTGCTCAAGGAACAAGATATAAGCATGCATACTATAGTAGTTGGAGAGAGTCAGTATACGACTACGCATTCTACCAGGCCCGGTACATGAATAAGGCTAAGACAGAAGAACAGTACTATGCAGCTTTAGAAGCATCATACGCAGAAAACCCGGCATACGTAGAGAACTTAAAGAAATTAGTGATAAGGGAAAATCTAGAGAAACACTTTAGATAGTTATGAAATTAAAGAATATGCTTGATATCATATCTGACGAAGATTTAATGGGTATATACGGAAACAACCCAGAGGATCTCCGTAGAATGTGCATACTGTTGACTGTGGACTTTCAAATAGAAGAAGAGGATGCAGTTAAGAATATGGTTAATTAAAAGACGTAAGTTAAAAACAACAGTAAAGTAATAATAAAAAATGGGAAAGTTTCAATCAAGTAAAGTATTCGACGGTTTTAGTACAGTATTCCGTCAGTGGAGAGCAGTGGATACACACTGTTCAAGAATTCATGGATATGGCGTTTCATTTAAAGTATACTTTGAAGGTGAATTAGATGATCGTAACTGGGTTTTTGATTTTGGAGGTATGAAAAGAGCCAAATGTTTAATAGACGGTATGCAACCTAAAGTATGGATGGACTATATGTTCGACCACACTCATATCGTAGCAGAAGATGACCCGTACCTGGAAGAATTCCTTAAGCTAAATGACTTAGGAGTTTCCCAAGTCAGAGTAATTCCTAGAACAGGAGCTGAGAGTTTTGCAGAGTTTATCTTTAAGAAGCTTAATCCTTTCGTAAAAGAAGAAACTAAAGATAGAATCAGAGTAACTAAAGTTACGTTTATGGAGCATGGTAAGAACGCTGCATCATACCAGGAAATAGTTTAGATATTAACTGAGTGAACGCTCGGTACATACATTAAAAGTTCGTATCTTTAGGTATAGAGAAAGATCAGAGATGAAAAAGAAAGTATTGTATTTACACGGTCTCGAAAGCAAACAAGGAGGTGAGAAAGTAAGCTACCTAGCCGGAAAGTGTTTCGTACACGCTCCGGAGATGGACTACACCCGGAAAGATATATTCCCAATGTTAACCTTTCTAGTCGAATACTACAAACCGGACCTAATTATAGGTTCTAGCATGGGCGGTTATACAGCTTACATACTTGGAGCACTTTACGACATGCCCGTAATTATCTTTAACCCAGCCCTCCATAGTAGAAGCTTCACACCTAATTACCCAGATTATGTAATGAACCTAGCAGCTCAAAATGTTAAAGTTGTACTAGGTGAAGATGATACAGTTATTGACCCTCGCTTAACATTGGAGTATTTAAAAGAATATGGGGGAGGTACGTCTTCTCTCCTAAACATTGAAGAGGTCAAGGGGATGGGTCACAAAATACCTCTCGACATATTTATATCTAAAACAATAGATGAACTTTAACATACAGAACTGGTTAAAAAAGCAACGCCTTTTAGAGAATAATGTAGGTGCAAAAGGCACTTGGGTTTATCTCACAGATTCCGAGAAGGAAGAATTTGCTGATGAGATATTTGATCTAATAGATAACGCATATTCTGATATCGGAGGAAACCCTAACTATAAATCAGAAGAGGATGTTACAGGTGAGGAGAGAGAAGCGAACTACATGGTGATTGATTTAGACGGCGATGAGGATTGGGATGCTGTTAAGGTTTCTAAAAATAGGCCTGGCGGTCAAAAATCAGCAGCAATGGGACACGATAGTACAAGGCCGGCTAAATCTGCAGTAGTTAATATTACATCTCTAATGCTTAAAGAACCTGGGCATTATATTGAAGTATCAGGTAAGCTGAAGGACATATTACAAGCCAAAGGTGTACCGGTAGTATCAGACATTGAGTTAATTAAAAGGATACTTAAGGGTAAGTCTATTAAGGTGAATGATGACGGTACATATAGACGTTTTATTGGTGGGGTAGAACATACTAAGACCATGATGGGAAACCCAATGTAATGTTAAAGTATCTTTCAAGAATTAAGGAAACACTTCTATACTTTGATTTCCAACCCTTACTATTCTTCTGGGTATCGAGTGATATATTGAACAACCAGGTATTATGGACTAGTTTAAAGTACTGGGAAGATGCAGGTCAACCGTACACCTACTGGCTTTACTTTGCTTATTTGGTAAGCAGTGTCGGTATGTTAATAACCCTCAACAATGTAAAATGGCTAGCCAGGTTCGTCACTTACCATTTAACTTTAACCTTGTTCGCAACTATCCGATATATTATTGACATTTACTTAACTGTAGATACCGAACCTCTCACACTTATAGATGCCAAAAATTTATTAATAACTTGCTGGTATGCATTTATGTGGTCTTGGATTCTATTTAAACTAAAACGAGAAATATTATACAAGTCTTTAAAAAAATGACAGAAAATATAACTACAATAATAATCACAGCCGTTACCGTATTAGGTGGTGGGGCAGCTTGGAAATTCTACGAGTTTCTTATTAAAAACAAGCGTGAAAAAGAAAAAGAAACACTTAAAGAATCAACCATTTACCGGGATGATTTAAAGTCTAGAGTTGAAAAACTTGAGGGAGATAAGGACGAATGTATGCATTCACTGGTAGATGTTAAAAGTGAACTATCTGCTCTTAGAGTTAAAGTTGAATTTCTAGAAAAGGAAAATGAAAGGTTAAAATACCGTTAAAAGGGCTTGTTTCACAAGTTAAAAGTTCGTATCTTTAGGTATAGAAAAAGAAATAAGAGTTATGACAGAATTAGAAAATTACGAAGCGTTACAAGAGTACAACAATTTCCGAAGATTAGTTTATACAAAAGAATATCTTACTAAAGATGAGTATGACTTCTGTATAACCTACGATGAGTCTGTTGAGGATAATTTCCTATACATCGGAAACTACTCTCCCACTAGAGGATACTTGAATTTAAACGTTTACACCGAACACGATCATGAGAAACGTGGTTACGAACTGGAAATAGGTTAATGAATTTAAAGAAGTTAATCATTATACTAGCAAGCATTGCCTTGCTTGCAGTATGTCTAAGATGGGGAGTACATAAAGTAGTTAACGAACTACCTCCGAATATAACAATACCAGAAACAATAGAAGAAATAAACATATGATAAGTACAATACAGAAAACATTTAAAGAAGGGAAAGAGTTTGTAAGACTAGGTAAATTAGAGAAAGCAGATGAAAGTTTTGATATATGCATAGCACAACTTGCAGAATGTACCATAAGAGGTATTACAGAGGTGGAAGGAGCTAGTACGGATTTATGGAAGTCCAGAATTTGGACGAAAATTGAACTCTCGGGGCTTTTACCTGATTAGTATACTATATTAAAAAATCTTGCTTTAGAGAGTAAGAGTTCGTATATTTAAGTAAGATAAAGAAATAAAAGTTATGTTAAAAAAAATCAATATTACAATGCTGCTTAGCACTATCATCTGCTTCTCACTAACTGTGGGTATACTTGCAGGAAGTGTTCAAAACTACATACACTTTGCAGGGGTAGAGAATGAAATGGGGTTCGGTATACTATCAACTTTCGGAGGCGTAATGTTTTGCTTAGGTATTAAGAAGTAAGATGTCGGAGAAAAAAGGTAAGACTGGAAAGTTAGAGCATTGGGGTTATGAAGTAAGTAACGTGTTAGAGGTGCAGATACCATCAGGTCGTTGGTGTAGAGTAACAGAAAGAGATTTTAGGTCCTATAATGGAAAACGCAGAAAAAGCTACCCAGACCCTTCTCAGACGGGAGAGATCTTTGAGGAGATAATTAGAGTAGACTACTACGGACCTTTTTACTACTACGAAGAAAATACAACGTACGACCCTGAGAATTAGAGAAAACATACCGTTGTATATAGACCTGGAGATGATCGAGCATTAACAGAAAGAACTTCGGTAGCTGGTATTTAAGTTTGCTATTTAGAAAAAAAGTATTATATTAAAGTAAATGAAAAGGTTTATAACAGGAACTGAATTAGTTCAGGCGGGCTTTGCTAACGGAATATCTACTCAATTAGCTGCCAAGCAATTGAAAGATGGACCAGAGGCAAGGTTAACAGTGGAGGAGAAGGAAGAGATAATAGTCGAAGCTTCTGAGCATTTTGGTAGGTTCTTAACCTCGCTAGGTGTAGATTGGGAGAAAGACCCGAACTCATCAGACACCCCAATGAGGGTATCTAAAGCATATATGGAAAAGTGGAAAGGTAGGTTCGACCCGTTAGATAAGGTGACATCATTCCCTTCCGATGGATACTCAGGCATAGTACAGGAGTCGAATATACCCCTTACATCTATGTGCTCTCACCACCACGAATCAATTAACGGAACTGTCAGTATAGCTTACATTGCATCAGCAGACGGTAAAGTCGTAGGTCTATCTAAACTAAATAGAATTGTAGAGCAATTTGGCAGAAGGGGTCAAATACAAGAACAGTTAACAGTTGCTATACATAATGCCGTGGATAAGATATGTGAAGAGAATCTAGGAGTGGCCGTGCAAATAAACGCAACTCATAACTGTGTTAGTTGCAGAGGTGTTAAACACACAGGAGCATCAATGCAAACAGCAGTATTAACAGGAGCTTTTCTAGATGAAGATTCAACTAAAGCAGAGTTTTATAAAAATATTGAATTGGCGAGTATATACTGCCGATAGTTACAGAGAAATATCTAATGGGAATAATTCAACTACTAGGTGTATATGGCCTTATCGGAATAATACTCTCTTTGTTAGTAGAGTGGGCAGGTAGACAAAGTGCTCCTTCGCATGTAGAGACTGGAACATGGGGATCTAGGTTTCAAATGATTATAGGATGGCCTCTCCTAATATGGCTGTTTATTATAATACTGGTGGATGCAGTGAGAACTATTATAAACAAGAGAAAGAAGTAAATGATAAATAGAATCCGCATAGCCCATGAGGCACCAATTTCAATCTTTAAAGAAGTAGATAAGCTTACGGATTATTCCTACGCGTTAGTGAACCTGATGGAAGATCCCGAATACCTAGGTCTTTTTAAAGGTGTGATAGCGGAAGGGAGAGAGGTAATTTTAGATAATGCTATTTTCGAAACAGGTGAAGCATTCAAAGGAGAAGACTTTTACAAGTGGGTAAATGAACTTAAACCGGACTGGTATATAATACCGGACGTATTGGAGGATTGTCACGGGACTATTAGACAAGCCGAAGAGTGGTTGTTCGAATACAGCAGTAAGATACCAAAAGGTACTAGATCAATAGGTGTCGTTCAAGGTAAGACCCTGGAGGAAATTATTACCTGCTACCGAGCACTAGATAGACTAGGTGTTGACATGATAGCAATATCATTCGACTACTCTCTATATGAGAAGATGTGTCCTCACCCTAATCAAAAAGTAAGTTGGATGCTAGGAAGAGTGCAACTCCTAGGTATATTGTATCAGGAAGGAATCTTAAACTTAGATAAGCCACACCATCTTTTAGGAAATTCCTTGCCCGTTGAGGGGAAGTTTTACGGGAACTATGGTTTTATCTATTCTATGGATACATCAAACCCGGTTGTACACGGAATTAAAGGTATTAAATACCAGGAGAACTTCGGACTGTACCATAAAGAAAGTCAAAAGTTACATGAAATGATAAACTACCCAGAAGAGCAGATTGATATGGAGATAGTGGAGTATAATATAAAGGAGTTTAGAAAGTACTGGGCTGGGGAGAGTTTTTAAGAAAGTGTATTAAGAATTAAAGAAAAATATGATAAAACAATTAAAAGAAATGTGTACTTGGTTCTATACCAGCACAAAAGTAGACCTTAAACTGAAGAAGAAGCAGTTAGGGAGTATCAAAGAGGACATAAGTCAAAAACAGTTAAAAAATAAATTAAAAAAGTAAAATTATGAGTGAAACAACAACAACAACAACCGCAGAATTATTTGAAGAGATTAAAAACCTCTTTTTAGTATTTGAAAATGGACACAATGCTACCACTAAATCCGGGAAGTCAAAAGCTAGAAAAGCTATTGGAGAGATTAAGAAACTAGTTACAGAGTACCGTAAAGCTAGCGTACAGGAGAATAAGAAATGAAGTACTGGTTAGTGAACGTATTGTTCATAATAGACAGCGATTCAGGGAGAGTTCAAAAAATTAAAGAGCAGTACCTAGTAGAGGCAGTAAGCGCTACAGATGCTGAGGCTAAAATTTACAAGAACTTTGAAGGGGAGAGTAATTTTTCCGTAATCAAAGCTGAACAGTCAAGGGTCGTAGAAGTCATAGCGGGATAGAAGAGGTAGAAAACTCGGAGGGAGCAAGTCACTTGCCGGAAAATCCTCCACCACTAATAAAGAGCTGCTCGAAAGAGTGGCTCTTTTTAGTTGCTTAAGTAGTATATCTTACTTATCTTTAATTATGATAAAAAAAGAAAGGGTTATGCTCTGTGGAACCAGTAGTACAGGTAAGAGCACTGCTTCAGAGCTTCTAAAGAAAGAATTACCAAACTATACATTCATATCAGAGTCAACAAGGACTGTAAAGTCTTACGGTCTAGAGATAAACGAAGAGGGTGGTGAAGCGACACAGTTGGCAATTGCCTGCTTCCACTTAGAAGCGCTACTGAGCGAAGATAATTTAATTCTCGATAGAGGCTTCCTAGACTTAATAGTCTACTCAAGACTATTACCTAATCTTAACCCAGACGTATTAGCTTACATAGAAGATATGTGGAGACGGATTGCTCCCCAGTACACTAAGATATGTTACTTCCCTATAGAGTTTAGAAGTACTGATGACGGGGTAAGATCTTTATCAGATGCTTGGAGAGAGGAAGTGGATAGAGAATTCCGTAGGGAGTTAAGGAGAGTGGATGTAGAGTATATGACGGTGAGGGGTTCAAAAGAAGAGAGGGTAACGAAAATTAAAAATTATATAATGAACAAGGAAGAAGTTTTAGAAGAGGAGGTAGTAGTGGAGGATCCGTTTTTAAGTTTGTATGACTTTTTAGGTTATGCTGCAGGGTTGGTGAGGGGTAGAGAAGTACTGCTAGCGGCACAAGTACAGGGGGTAAGTTACCGAACCAGGCAGGTGTCAACGAAGACGTATAAAGGACCAGTCACACTCTACCCTAAATCTTTTTTAAACCAATATTTCAATACAACTAAATAGAACACTATGGTAAAGCTAAAGGAAGAAGAAACTTACCTACTAGACCGAGGGGTGATGGTAACTGTTAAAGAAGTGGAGTTAGACAAAGGCACAGAGTGGCTTGTTGAGGAAATGGATATTAACACCGGTGAAACACATAAGATGAAATATGAAGACTTATCAGAACTATTACAACTACTAGAAGTCAACCCATGGAGATAGTAACAGTACCACCGCACTTTACCTACTTAGACTCGTTTGTAGTGCCTATAACATTACAGCAAAGTAAACGAGCGTTAGACGAACATATAACAGAAGAGAATAGGTTTAAGTATTACCTAGAGTTAAAGCTCAGGAGAGAGGTTGTTAAAAGGGTCTCTTATATTAAAGAGGACTTCCCGGTAGAGAGTTTAATATACATACTGGTATGGAAATCTCCTACCGGTAGTACCTCCTTCTTTAAGGTAGGACAGTCTCAACACTGCTGGCAGAGGATAGGTAGGAACTATCTTTCCGGAAGTGGAGCTAATACAGGTTGGCTCTCTCCGGCCATGTACGAGTTCTTAAAACAAAAAGGAGGTGAGTTTAAAATATATGCGAGAGGTTTTGATAATATGCTTAAGAAAGTAGATAAAGACATCGAAGTAGATTATGTACCTAGGTTAGATAGGATAGAAAAACACTATCAGGATAAACTCAACATTAAAGACGGAAAAGAAGCAGTTGCAGAATTCTTTAAACAAGCATCCTTCGAGTACGTTTTAAAATAGTCCCGGTATATTTATAATAAATAATAAAATGAATAATTTGAACTTAAGAAAGTATCTAGCAGAAGGTAAAATGGTAAAGGAAACGGCTTCTCCCGACAAACTAACCACTGAGAATAATAACCCAGAGTTATACAGGTTAGTAAATCGCTTTCTCTTAAACACTGCTAAAAAATACGGGTATACAGAACAAGATGCTGTTTATGCTATCATGTCAGTCTTAAGAGCAAGAGACTTTGAAGGAGTAGACGAAGGAATAACTATAGAAACTTCACCGGAAGATTTAGCAAAAGTGAAAGACGTAGCTAAAGACGACGATGTTATAAAGGTGACTGAGGACGAGTCAAAAGTTCCAAATTCTGAAGTACTGGATGTTATAGACTCTATACAGAATCTAATTAAGAAGATAAAGAATGCTGACCCTGAGGGAGGGAGTAACTTATTCACAGCAGCTGGTCCATTGGTTAAGGAGTTACATAAGCTAGTTGACCTAACAGAGGCTGAGACGGAATCTGAAACTAGGTGTGAAGTTGGGGCTGTATACGAAACTATCAAAGAATCTAAAAGATTACGACGTTCTATGAAGCGTCAATAGTACTGCGTTATATAGTTTAAAAAAATAACATTTAAAAACTTTTAGTTGCCTAGGAACTAGAAGGTTCGTATCTTTAGGTATAATAAAAAAGATAAAAGTTATGATAGATTTAAAAAACCAAACACCACTAACCTTGGAGCAAATCGCTAAAGCAGCTCCAGCAGTTGTGGAGCAGCATGCTTCACCTAGAGTTTCTAAACACTACATCCACATTCCAACGACAAGAATACTTGACGACATGGAGAAATTAGGATGGAGAGCCATAGGAGTAGATCAACAGAAATCAGGAGATTTAAGTAAAGATCGATTTGCAAAGCATCTCATTGCTTTTAGGAATGAGAATGTAGTACTTCGGACAGAGGATGGAGAGACTGTATGGCCTCAAGTGTTGATTCAAAACTCCCATAACGCTTTAGGAGCTTTTTCGTTCAACGCAGGCTTACATAGATTGGCTTGTAGTAATGGACTAGTAGTATCTACTAAGAGTTTCGGAGCACTTCGAATCAGACATAGAGGATACTCCTTTGAAGAGTTACAGGTTACAATAATGAAAATGATGGAAGAATTACCAGGCACAGTGGAGGTATTGAATCGATTTAGAGAGGTTCAACTAACCGAAGAGCAAAAGATAGAATTTGCTTTAAGTGCTATGGGTATACGTTTTGCAGGAGATGAAGCAGCTGTAGAGGCTAAGCTACTACTTGCTCCTTTAAGGGAAGCTGATAAGGGTAGTAGTCTCTGGGCAACTTACAATGTACTGCAGGAGAAAGTAATAAAAGGCAACTTTACATACACGACACCTGACGGTAAATCAAGAACAGCTAAACCGATAATAGCATTTCAGAGAAGCATAAAGATGAATAAGGAACTATACGCTTTAGCAGAGCAATACACATAGGGTATGAAGAAACTTAAAAGCAATTGGATAGCTTTATTCTCCCAAACCGGATCCGAAATAGCCTCTATATCAGAGGCTCTCGGCCGTTGGCCGGATAAGATTATAACGAACTACCGCCCATCAGGAAGGAGAACCATCAGCCCTAAACTAACCGGAAAGAAGATCACATACGTGAAGAATAAACCAGCAGCAAGTGATTACTTTGAGGTATTGGAAGATGAAAACAACTTTATAACCTTACACGGGTGGTTACGTATTATACCCCACGAAGTTATCCTTAAATACCCTAACATTTTAAACGGTCATCCAGGCATGCTTCCACTACTAGCCGGAAAGGACCCACAAGAGAAAGCATTCTCCTTGAATCTAGATGTCTCAGCTTGTGTTATACACAGGGTCACAGTGGGAGTGGATGAAGGACCTATCTTAAAGGAGAGACTGGTGCATATAAAGGATTTGAATTTAGAAGAGGTATACCAGAAACTTCATAAAAACTCTATAGAACTATGGGTGAGTTATCTTCAAAGTTTAGACCTTTTAGTTGCTTAATACAAATACTATTCGTATATTTAAGTATAATAAAAGAAATAGAAGTTATGAAAAAATTTGATGATATAAAGTGGAAAGCCCACTCAGTAATACCTGGAGGGGTTCAAGGAGTTTTAACTCTTGATAATGGTACGTTTTTCTTAATAGTTGCAGGCCCCGGTCTGTACTCAACACCAAAAGCAAAGGGTAAATCACATAATGATTTTGATTCATTTGAAGTTGCTGTTTTTATTGATGATGAAATGTCTGGTGAACCTGGAGGGTGGCAAGATAGAGGTGAAATTAATAAGTTAATCGAAGAGCATTCATAGTTATGGCAATATTAGAAGTTAACAACGATCAATTAAGATTGATCCAAAGATCATTGGATTTATACTCAAGAATTGGCACTGGTCAATTTAGTGTAATAAAAGAACACCCAACATTTGAAAAACATTTGTATAATGAATGTACACCTGTTAAAGATATCGAGGTTGGAGATTCAACACCACAAGGTAGAGTACTTGAGATTAAAGATGGTAAAGCACTAATTGACGGTTGTGTAAAGAACGGTATGTGGGACAAGGCAACTGAGTGGAAGAAATTAAAAGACGTTAAGTTATCTACTGATTATTCAAAATATCATACAATAAGAAATTCAGTAGATGAAATGTTAATTAAACCACGAAACATGTTATATAATGATAATTCAATGGGAAGAAATGGTAGCTGGGGTATTCATAATCCAAAAGTAGATGAATCTTGTAGAGAAGCATTCGATATAATTCAAGTAATCCGCCATGAGTTTTGGAAATCTAATGAAAACCGAAGCGATATCACAGTTGATTCGCATATCATGCTAACTACTAAAGATTCAAACAATATAAAAATAAAATTATGAAAAGATTACCTTTACTATTTATCAAATGGATTACAAATAAATTAGGATTTAAGATTGTAATGCTTAAAGCAAAATCAGGAAATACCATTATAGAGGGAGATAAAGAACTTCTTCGATATGTGGATATAACAGGATATTTCTTTAAGAAAGATTCACTAAAAAGAGAATATCCTAAACAACATCAACCCTCACTCGTAAAACCATTAACACCGGAACAATTAAAGGAGTTAGGAATACACATTAATGTAGATGTAGCGGATTGTAAAAACTACAAAGAAGCGTCTATAGTACAGGATTTAATTATAAACAAAAAAGTGAAAATCAATATACTTCAAAATAAGAAAATTGAAAAAAAGTCTGGAAAGTAGCACACTTATTAACATAGTTTATATAAAACAAATAAGAATAGATGTCAGTCTATTAAACTAAAAACAATAAAGAATATCACATATCAATAAAAATAAATAAAATCATGAAATCAAATTTAACAGAAAAACTACTAGACATTTGCGGTCACTCTATGGTCGCCTTGGGTATTAACAATTTAACCGAAGAACAACTCATACAAGTAGAAGCAGAACTTATCAAACACTTTGAGTTTGATAAAATTATTTGGATGGAACATCCGAGTGTATTAGCAGAAGATAACACAACCCCACTGATCGCTAAATCAATAAAAATATCAGATACCGATAACCCAACTTATAAACATAAAGTAGGATACATTCATAGTATAATGTTTACTCCAAAAATGTATGAGCCAGGTACATCGCATACCCCAGTAAAAGATGGATGTGTATTTGCACCCACCACTTACAATCCAGAAACA